TAGCTGTTGCTTGTCTTTTCCCCCTGCCATAACCGCCAATTACTAAATACTTCTCATAATCCCAGTCCATAATATAGGATGAAAACCTATCTGATATTTTTAAATCAATATCCATCTTTGTTCTCTACCTACCTCTACATAGTACAAAAAGCAATGTAATGATACTTTATATTCGCACCTACTACATTGCTTTCTGTCTATTAATAGTATATCATATTATTTTATTTTGTCAAGATATTATTTTAATAAATCTAAAATCATATCTAAAACATCACCTGCCCTTTTGTCACTTTGTTTCATTTTTTCCTCTGTACGCATTCCTGTATCCATTTCTATCTGCCTTAACGCTCCTGCAATAGTTGTAATGCAATCGTCTAAACTAGCTCTATGTATAACATTCAAATCTAATTTATCCTTCCTGTCTAACATAATAAAAATTATATTGCCTATTACTGACATTACAACTCCATTCTGTACTTGAATATTATCAAGCTTCTCGATAATAATATCTTGCTTTGCTTCTTCTTTTGTTTTATCCCCTTTTAACAACTCCATATAATACTCTCTTGGTTTTTTAATAGGACATTAGATACCTTTGTCTAAACATCTATGAAACAACTCTTTTGCGGTCATTTCTTCATAATTCTCTGTTCTTTCTTCTCTGTTTTTGTTTTCTTCCATTTCTTTGTTTCCTTTCTTGATTAATGTTTTGTTTATTTGCTACAAATGGAAAGTGTAGGAATCGAACCTACGACCTATCGGTTATGAGCCGAACGCTACTACCATCTGAGCTAACTTTCCTTACTGGGTATGTTGGATTTGAACCAACGCATCTAGGAGTCAAAGTCCTATGCCTTACCGCTTGGCTAATACCCATTATGACGGTTTAACCTATACCACCGACAAGGTTTTAATAAAGGTGAAAAATCTATTTGCAAGATTATAATAACACAACCTTATATGTTTGTCAACTATTAATTTATTTTAATCAATCCCATTAAATACTCTATTCATCAAATAAACATATTCGATTGCCATTTCTCTACTACATGGAATCTTCTCCATTATATCTTCCACTTGCCCTTCCAAACCATTCTCCCAAATGTATTTACCTTGTTTTGTAAAATACTCTGGATACCTACACATTCTTTCTTCTATATCCATTTTTCAATTCCTCTTATTATTAAAATAAAATATACAATTTATCATCCTTTGCCAATATATTATCTATTTTATTTATATTATATTTCTTTAATTCCTTGACTGTTAAACTTTCTGCTTCGTGTCTTTCTCTATTGCTTGAATCAATTATAACTATGTTTGCATAATCATCACCAAACAACTTTTTTATTAAATCCATTAAATCATTAATTACCATTTTTTATCCCTCTTTTTTTGCTTTATGCTCTTACACTTAATAGATAACTTGTTCATCTTTTAAGAACTCAATAAAATCATCATCAAATAACTGTAACCCATGCCAATTTGTAAATGCGTCAAGTAAATCCTCTGCACTAATGTTGTTTGTTTTAATTGCTTCTAACAATATGTTGTAGTTCTTCTTTGTATCATTCATTTTTTATTCTCCTTTATTTGTTTACTCTTGTCACGCTTACTGTTTTTGTAATATCACAATCAAATTCATCTATTACATGAATGTTTTTGTTTTCATCTTCATAAATACCCACTCTCTTTGTGATGTTACTTTCAAATTCATCTATTACTTTAAAATCATATTTATTTAACTTCTTCATTTTGTTTTCCTCCTTCATATTTGCTATCTCTTGTTTATGTCTTTATTATATATCAACTTGTTTAGTTTGTCAACAGATATTTTTAATTTTATTCAACTTCTTCAACATTAAACTCTAATTCCTCAACATCATCTGTATAACCATTATCAATCAACCACTGTTTTACTAATTCGATTGCTTCTTCCTTTGTTTCTGCTTCTGTATAATCTCCTACCCAATTATCAAACTCCTGTGTATTGTTTTCTCTTACCTCAACATTGTATAACATAATATTTACTCCCTTTCTTTTTGCTTTCTCTATCAACTGTCTTTATTATACAACAAACATTTTGTTTTGTCAACAGTTATTTTTAAATTTATTTGTTATAATGTTCTTCTGCATACTTCTTAACTGTCTTTAATATTTTAGCTTCTGCATATTGTGTTCCATTTACATATAAATAATATTTATTAAACTCTATATCTTTTTCTATAACATAAACTCCGTTTTCTGTTGTCCATAATCCATTAATTAATTTATCTTTCTTAAATTTTAACATTGTTTTCTCTCTCCTTTTGTTTTTGTTCTCTCTTATTAACTTATATTTATTATAACATAATATATTAATATGTCAATACCTTTTGGTAATTTGTTTTATATTTATTTCTATAATAAAATAGGCACTCTAAATGAGTGCCTAAATCTTTCCGAGTGTTTTCTGTATTCCTGTTCATAACTACATATTACCCTACTGTTTGCTATCTTTCAACTAAACTCATAAATTTTTTCAAATTTTTTTTGTTTGGTACTCCCTTATAATATATTAGTACATTCTGGTGAACATGTACCTGTTTTCTATAACTTCCAAACATTCTGCTTGCTCTTATTGGTGCAGAACCTAGTGCTTCTAATAACACACAATCATTGTATAAACCACAACCACACTGTTCCATTATTTTATTTGTCATACCTACAAGGTCAATATACACTCCATCTTCATTTCTTACATTGCCAACAACAATTACCGCAAATCTGTTATTCTTTAATTTATTTACAGTCTTTTGTAATATCATTTTATAAGTTTTCTCAAACTCAACAATGTTCATATTACTTATGTCTCTGTTATCATTGCTATATACTTCCAGATTAAAATAGGGTGGGCAAGTAAACAACAAATCGAAACTATCATCCTCTGCGTATTTGTCAATGTTAAGACTATCATCACATTTCCAAACCAATCCATTGTTCGGTTTTATTCTTAATTGTTTCGCTCTTTTCACATTTTCTTCTATTTGTTTTCTACTTAAATCTATGCCAGTATAATTATAGCCAAACTTATATGCCATCAGACCTCTTACTGCTCCACCTGCAAAACAATCAATAATTTTCCCACCTTTTGGACAGTACCACTTATACATAATTTCACACAATACTGGGTCAAACATACTTATACTATTCATTCCAGTAAGGTTACTACTAATTGTTTCAACACATCTTCCTTTTGTGCTATCCCCAACATAATCAAGTAACTGTTTTTTTCTATCCTGCCAATATCCAGCTTTTGTATCTAACACACTAAATGGCGGAACAACATAATTGTTCAATAATGCATTTTTATTTTCATCATGCATCTTATAGTTTCCTTTTAGTTCATATCTTTGTTCTAATTCATCCCATTCATCCATATCTAAATTCCTCTTATTGGTATTTTTATTATCGGGTTATAATCAATATATTTCTTTTTCTTCTTTGACCTTCCTTTGTTTGACTTATCCAATTTAACTATATCATTCCCCCACTTATTTCTTAATTTTTCAAACTGTTCTTTTTCCCTTTCCATGCTACGATACATAGCACAACCACCTTTTTGCTCTGATTGTCTACATACATAATGATATTTGTTTAATCTCAATACTCCTCTATATTCATTGCAATTCTGTATAAACATATCATAGTCTTCCTTTAATGGTAATGTTTCATCATACCTACACTTCATACCTTTAAGAAATACACCAAAAGGCCCAAGAACAACACTGTTTGTACTAAATGGGGTATACTGCCTGTAAGACATTGTATCACTGTTTATGTTAACTCCCCACATTTTAAATCCCCATTCCTTACATAGCAAAGAATAACGATAAATGAAGTCTAACAAATCGTTTTGTTTTACTTTTACTTTCTCATATGCGTAAGAACCATCTTCTGACATTTCAAAATGCTCTATTGCTTTTAAATCATCATCAACAACACAAACAATATCTGCACCATTCTCAAATTCTGTATCTAATATATAATTTCTTACCCTGCTGACATTCCCCTGTATTCCTTCTGGACACTTAACAATGTTTTCTTCATGCCTAGGATTATAGTCTATATAACTCTCATACTCTTCTGGTGCAACATATACTTTGCAAAATGGTATATACACTAATGTTTCCACCTTATACCGTTTATATGACGGACAAACCACAACAATTTCTTTCCCATTATATTTCATTACCTTGCACCCTTTCTAAAGCTTGCTGACCGTCTAGCACCCTTCCTACACCTGCCCTTGTACCAAATGATTTTTTATTACCATTCTTCTTTGTAGGATATGCCTGTACCTTCTCAATGCCAAACACTCCTAATGCATTTAACCAATCTATCTTATTATTAAACTTTAAAACAATATAATTGTTTTCCTCATTTAACACTTCGGTAAAAGGTACTTCTGGTTCTACCTCCATTATTGCATCTTCCATCACTTCTAATTCAAAACCAAAAGCTTCCATATCCATTTCTATAATTTCATCTAATGATTGTTTTAATAATTCTGTATCCCATTCGCTTTCATTCAACTTATTGTCCACTAACCTATATGCTTTTATTTGTTCCTCTGTGAGTTCATCTAAACATACAGTAGGCACTTGTTTTAATCCTGCTTTCCTTGCTCCTAAGATTCTTCCATGTCCTGCTACTACACAATCATGCTTATCAATTATAACAGGCTGTGTAAAACCAAACTCTTTGATACTATTAGCTATCTGTTCTACCTGTTCTTTGTTATGTTTCTTTGCATTTTTCTTATATGGTTTTAATTCCTTTATTGGTCTATATGTTATGTTTAATTCTTTGTTTCCCATATTGTTTTATTCCTTTCTGTTATGTTTTGTTGTTTCGTTCTAAAAATGTTTGTTTATATATATTATATTAAATATATTTATATATTATATTATTCTGATACATAAAATGCACACTTTATATAACCACCTAAATTATAGTATTTGTTTTTATCATATTGCTTTTCTAAGATTTGTTTTAATTCTTTTGTTCTATCTTTATACATACAATTATTCTTATTGCCGCAATTATTACAATTTATATTAATTACAAACATATTAGACCACCTTTCTAGGCTTCATATAGGCTCATATATACATTCTATATATTTTTACAGGGCATTTATACCCTTATACCTTAAAATGCTTCTACGGCTCTATTTGACTAAATAATAAAAATACCTGCATCTGCTTTTGAACCTTTGAAATAATCTGCTTTTGAACCATCACCAACATTTATTGTTTTCATAATCCATTTTAATGTTACTTCTTCTAACTTTCCGCTTGTTGCAATTACTATTTTACCATTAAGGGCAAATCCTAAAGCAACATAAGTATGTATTGGATTCTTTTGTTCAATCACTACTTTTTTGCCTGCCTGTAAAGATTCTTTGATTATCTTTTTAATATTTTTTTTATTGTTTTGTTTTACATCATGATAAACAGGCTTCTTCTTTGATATTGCTTTTACTGTTTTATATGCCCCATGAATTGCTACCTTACTGCCATTAAACTTGTAATGGCTTCTACAATATTTATTTATTTCATATGGACTTTTATTTATTCCATAAATCTCCAATGCTTCTACAATAGCGGCAATGGAACAACCATGTTTTGATATATATTCTCCAAAACTATATTGTTTTACTACTTTGATTCTCTTGTTTTGTTTCCCATTACTTAACACAGCTACCCATGGATATTTTTTATTTTTCTTTTGTTTTTTCTTCAATACAAGTCCTTTAACATACTTAGCATTTACATATCCTGTAATGTTACAATACTGCACTTTTACATATGGAATGTTTTTATCCCATACATATTTTTTGCCAATAATATTAACTACTTTATTCATCGGCACTGTTCCTAAAACCTTACCTTTCCTGTTTGGTTTTTGTCGAATACTCAATGAATTATATACGTTGCATACCATTACACATTCCTCACTTTATATATATAATACTTACTACGACTGCTCCTACGCTTTCTTTCTGCCAGATGGGATATATTGCTTACTGTAGTTCCTAAACGCTTTGCAAGGTCTTTCTGACTGTCACAAACACATATCGGGAACTCATATCTATCTGGTGTTACCGCAATCCATAATACTTTTGGTTCTTTCTTTTTGTTCTTCTGTTTTGTTTTCATGGTTTGTAAATGTCTTCTCCCCAATCTTCTGATTCATCTTCTAAATCCCAGTATGCATCCTCGTCTGATAACTCTTGTTGTTCTTGTTCTGTATTACTTTGCACAGGAACAAGATTAATATTGATGCCTTGTGTTATGTTACCTGTGTCTTCCAGAATGTCCAACCTGTCCATCATGTTCACAATCTCTCTAATTGCCTGCACATCACCTTTAACACCCTTCATATACAAGGATACCATCAACAACACTTTATTTGTTATTTTCTTATCTGTTATGCCAAATGACTTTAAGACTTTCCTTTGTTTTTCAGATTGTACACCTAAATCAAGAATACTTCTCATACAATTTTGTAGTTCCATTTTCTTTCTATTGTTTTCTTTTTTCTTCTCATGAGATTTTCTTACTATCTCCTGCATTTCTTCGGGTGTTCTGTTTCTAAAATTATATTTATCTATTTTTCCATCTTTAAAGCTCTCTGGCATTTCTCCCTTTCTACCCAACTTTTGTTTCCCTCCTTCTTTTGTTTTAATATTTAAAAAGGCGGTATTTATTACCGCCTATATTTAATACGACATAATCAATTAACAACTACTTTACATTAATCAACTTAACTTAAAGGAATTTTACTTTGTGAGCTACCATGCCTAATTTTTAAAAATCTATCTTAAACTAAACCGAGATTATGTCGTATCATTATTTAGTTTTGTTTTATGTTAAATGGCGAATATTTATTGGCTATTCCTTCCTCAATTATCCTTATGAGTTCCATGTATATAATATATCATAATACCTTTTATTTGTCAAGGTTTTTCTTGCATATATTCTTCTAATTCATACACATACTGTATTAATTCCTGCCACCTGCTTCTATCTACTTCTATCATTCCTCTTTTATTTACCTTAGTAAACCGTTCTCTTGGTTTTGGTATAAAATCCTCATTCATATTGTGTAACTTCTGATAAGCTATCTTAATTGCATATGCTATACACATCAAACAAATTGTTATAACAAATGCGTCTATTGCATCACACTTGATATAAGCCACCATAACGACCACATATAAGACTTTTACTACCGTTCCTATCTCTCTAGCATTTTTATATATAAAACCTGCTACACGCTCAATCAGAGCGTTAAAACCACATAAGATAGCCTTTAATAAATTACATACCCATGATTTCATATTTTCTACGTTCAATTTCATTTGTTGCCCCCCTGTCTGCTAAATCATTTAATAAATCACTTGAGTGTCCTTTTACTTTAACAAAATTAATATACATACCTTTTTCATAAATCAATTTTGCCATACGTTCCCAAATTCTTTTGTTCTTAACTTCCTTACCTGTAGAAGTCAACCAACCATTTGATTTCCATTTTAATAACCAACTATTTTGTACAGGGTTCACAACATAAGCCGAATCAGAATAAATTGTAACTTCCTTGACTCCTTCTCTATATGCCTTTAATACGGCATTGTAGGCGGCTAACAATTCCATTTCATTATTTGTGGTATCATCTGACCCACCTACCGTTGTTTCTGTTTTATATTCATTCTTATAAGGTACTACCTCAACATAACACCATCCACCAATGCCCGGATTTCCAGAACAAGCACCATCTGTATAGAAGGTTGCTTTTGTTTTTGGCATAATCAATTCTTCATTTTTGTTTTTACTCATTCTTTCTGTTCTCCCTTCTTTATCTCGTCATAAAATACTATGGCTGTCTTTGCAAACAATTCCCAAATTGTTTTCCCTTCAATATTTGTTATCCATTCATCTTCCACATCAACAAGACCATGTGTATAAAAAACAAATTTTGTTTTATGTGGCTTTTTTGTTTTGTCTGTTTCAAAATATGAATTTATCCACTGTGTCCTATAACCATACTGTATCCTAACAAACTGCAAAAACTTCTCTAACTGTTCTAAAGGAACTATATCTCCTTTTTCATAGCCTAACTTAATCATTTTCTGTTTAATAGGCTTAATCTTCCATAATATCTTATTAATCTTTTCTTTTCCTTCCTGCTTTCTACAATCAATCAATAACATTTCTTGAACTTTTTCACTCATTCTCATGTTGTTCTCTCCTAAATAAAAAGGCAAGTAAGTTTTATTACCAACCTACCTGCCTTTGCAATTTTATTAATTAACTTTATTATTATATACTGCTAGAGCATACTTCCCATATCTATTGAGTTAGATTTCCCAATCGTCCTCGTCATCCTCTTCTTCCTCAACCTGTGCTTTTGTATTTGCTTTCTTTGCGGCTTCTGCATCTGCCTTTTTAAGAATCTTTGCATAAACTTCTGCTGATTTCTTAGGTACTGCGGCTAATCCTCTATCTTTACACATCTTGTAAAGCTCCTTTGCCGTCTTACCTGCATATGGGTCTGTTTCCTGTTCTTCTTCATCTTCCCAGTCGTCCTCTGCATCCTGTGCGGCATCATTTTCTTTCAGAACTGCGATTAATGTTTTCTTATCGCGCTTCTTACACTTAGAAGAAATACCTCTCTCACAACATAACTTATAAAGTGCTGTGCTTGTCATGCTCTCATAATCATCTGCATCTTCTTCTGTTTCTTCTTCCTCTACTTCTGGCTCTGGTTTAGCCTTTGCCGCTTTCTTTCCTCTTGCTGGTCTTTTTACTTCTTTCTCTGGCTCTTCCTTCTGGTCTTCGCATCCTTCAAGCTTTGCTTTTAATCCTGCTAACTCTGCTTCCTTAATCTCGATTACCATTTCTAATTCTTTGTTCGTCATGTTCTTGTTCTCCTTTTCTTTTTTTAAATTGATTGTTTATCTGCTTTTTTTTTACATTTATATTATAACATAATTCATATGTTATGTCAACAAGTTTTTAATTAATTTGTTCTAATGTTTTGTTGATTGCATCACGCAAGTTTACAAGTCCTTCTTTAGAAACAATTCCTAATCCATTTTTTAAGAACATTGTTGTATCCTTTTCTCCCTCATGGATTACAATTTGTTCTGATACCGCATAACCTAATGTTTCACCATCAAGTGTTGCGGCTTCTGAAATCACAACATTTCTGTTTTCTTTTGTCTGTGCTTTTGCAAGCTGATTATACTTTAATCTTCCCACTCTGTTTCATCCTCACTCTCTGTTGTTTCTGGTAGCTCTAATACCGCTAAAAATCTAAGAGGTATATATTCTTCATCAACTAAACTTGTAATCTTATCAAGATTAACATTCTCTGTTAATGACTTAAAAGGAATGACTGCATTTCCATCTCTGTCAAAATTAATACCTCCAATGGTAAACATTCCTAAACTTACTGACTCACCACCAAGCTTTGCTTGAATTGTAATATCTGTATTTAATCCCTGTAAAAGTTCTACAGACGTTACCACTTCATCATATCTTAATTTGACTTTAAGTGTTACCTGCTTGTTTTTACCGATATTCAAACCCTCAAAGGTTGCTACACCTTTTTGTCTGAATTTCTTTTCCACGTTGCTTTTCTCCTTTCTTTCATTTTGTTTTTAAATTTTCTTTCCTGTTGTTCTCTCTCTTGTTCCATCTGTTTATAAAACTGTTCTCTTGTACTACGCATTTTATTAATATCTCTATTAACCTTTTGCGTATCTTTATTATATTCCTTTTTTTCTTCAATGTCAACACTTTTTTGTGAAAATGTTTCATTTTGTTTTGCTTTCTTATATTCTTGATACTCTTTGAACTCTTCCTCAGGTATCATAACATATACACTATCTGTTGTTAAAAACTGTAATGCAAATATAGGTATCTTATGTGATGTACAGGCATGATATTCTAATGCATTAATGTCCTCTTGCTTTAAACTTATGCTCTTGTTGTCCGTTGACTTTAGCTGACACATAAATAAATCGCTTTCCCCATCTTCTTTCTGAATCCATCCTGCACCAGAATTTATTGTGGGATTAATACCTATTCTATGCATTACTTCTGCTTCGTTCTTGCGGTAAAATCTTGTTGACCTTTTAGCCATTATTTCTTTTTATCCTTCCTTCCATATTCCATCATTAACAGTCCAATGTCTTATCTCACCTTTCCACCATTTTGTTATATGCCTTTTCTTGTTTCCTACTTTACGATAGACATTATCTTTTAACATTTGTTCTAAATCAAAATCAAACAAAAAATGCTCAGATGGAGTTACCTTTGCAACATATCCTCTTATCGCACATTCTCTTTGCCGAGTGTATTCTTTATGCATTATCTTACAATATTCTTTTGATTCCAAATCTTGTAATTTTCCATCATTCCATATAAGAATACCTTGTGCATTTGTACATCTATACTTAATTCTATGTTTACGATATTCTCTACTTTTATTTCTTCTTTTTAATTGTTCTTCCGTTAATTCATAATCTCTTTTTAACATTCCTCTATTACCACGAGCTACCCCCTTTCTTTGAAATGTATTTACTCTTTTGTCATTATCATTTCTAGCCCTCTCTCTTGAATGTTCTACATCACTATTATAACATTGTTTCCATTTAATTCTGGAACATTCTTTACAATAGATATTCAATCCATCACTTCTATTTTTACTTTTACCGAACATATCCAAAGGCAATTCTTTTCTACATCTGGAACAAATCTTTGTTCCTTTTTCAAAATCTGCTTTCATTCTATCTATTTCACCATCTTTCTGCTTTCTGCTATTCCTTGTATCATTACTTTGTCTTTTTGTTTTAATCTATCCCATAAATCAAAACCTGTTGTACCATCATAATCGTAAAACACATATCCATATTGTGTATTTACTTTCAGCCATTCCTCTGTATGTTCTTTCTGTATGCTTGTTAATTGCTTTGCTACCTCGTCATAGTGTTTATCAGTCCATACACTATCATCTAACATATAATACAAATAACTATGAACTAATATTACTCTTTGCAAAAAATCAATCTTCATTGCTTCTGTCCAATAAATAGGAAATTTATAAATTTATATCACCTTCTTTCCTTATTTTTGTTCTATCTTCTACTCTACTCCATACAGGTCTGAGTCATTATATTCTTCCTCATAAGCCTGTAAAGCTTCTTCTTTTGTTTCAAATTCTTCTACTGTCTGGATTTCACCATTGTAAATAGCTTCATCCCAATTCATTCCCTGTTTCTTTGCTTCATCTGTTAATTCATAAATTCTATACATTTTGTTTTCTCCTTTTCTTTTTGATGTCTTAATTATAACATATGTTTTGTTTTATGTCAACAATTATTTTGATTTTTATGCTACCTTATCATCACTAGATTCAAGATAAATTCCTTTGAAAAATGCTACCTTTGTTCTACCATTGTCAATTATCTTACAACGTCTTGTTTCTTCATATTTACAACCTTTGAAGAATGTAACAACAACATTTTTGCTTGTTACTTTTTCAACAACATATCTCTCTGCTCTTTCTCCAATATATGTTCTGTATGTTGTTCCTGCAACGAAGTTTCCTTCTTTTGCTTCTAACCATGCTTCTCTTAAACATTCTGAAAAGATTGCATCTATATGGCTTCTTTTAAGTTCCCATGCTCTTTTCATAATCTCACTTAAATTGTATCTCTTTGTTATGTTTGCTTTCTTCATTTTTGTTTCCTCCTATTTTGTTCTTTCTAATGTTTTCATTTCCTTTTGACAATTATATATTAACACATACACTATGTTTTGTCAACAACTTTTTGAAACTTTTTTTTAAAAACATAACAAAAATAAAAGGTGGCTGTTATGCCACCTGTAAATCATATAATGCTTTATAATATTTATTTGAACCTGTTGCTCTAAAACTATTAATGGTATCTTTTGTCATACCCTTAAATACTGCTATTGCTATAATCTGTTTTAAAGGAATATTTGTTGTTTCAAGTTTTGTTACCATCATAATACAGCGATAAGAAAATGTTGCACGAATACCATTGTTGTTAGCTTCTGTTCTTAAATCCCTTATAAAGTCCACAAGGTCTTCGTTGTTATTTGAAATAGATAACTCAATATTCCTATCATATCCAAACTCAATGATTGCAAATCTATCTAATGTAGCTTGGTCTAATACCATTCTGCCAGTGTACATTTCATCTGCACCAGAGCCAACTGTATTTCCTGCGGCAACTACACGAAAATTTTTATGTGCATGAATCTTACCATTTGGGAACTCAAAGTATTTATTTGCGATAGCGGCATTTAACAAAACTAATACTTCTGGAATACTTGCATCCATTTCATCTAAGAAGAATATACCGCCATTCTTAAATGCTTTATAAAATTCTGTTTCATGATATGTTCCTCCTGCATCAATGAAACCAGTAAGTTTATATTCTTGCTGAACACTGTTTGTAAAGTAAAACTCTAAACCAAGTTCCCAACTAATTTGTTCAAGTGTGAAGTTCTTTCCTGTTCCTGCTTCACCTGCCAAATATACAGGAATATCATTTTCAATACAAGCTTTAATTGTATCATACTGATAATGCTTTACTTCTTTTGTGTTTTCTTCTTCCTGTTTATTCTGTTTAGGTTCTTCTTTTTTAATTTCTTTAATTTCTACCTTTGGAAGTTCAACATTATTGTTATTAACTTTAATACCTTTTCTAAGGCTATCTGTTGTTCTTGTTTCACTTCTAAAATCTTCTGGTTCTTTATACTGTGTTCCAACATTACTATCATTGAACTTATACCAGTATAAAATACCTTGAATCTCAAAACAATAAATATTTTGCCTTTGTAATTCCCTAATTTCTTTTGTATGTCTTCTAAATGTTCTTTTTAATTTTACTGTACCAAAATCTGTTTTAACTTCTGCTATTGCTTTATTTCCTTCTTTTGTTACTGATAAAATATTTCTTGTCTTCATTACTTATTCTCCTATCTAATTTTGTTTTATCTCTTTGTTGTGTTTATAATAACATAAATACTTTTTGTTTGTCAATATGTTTTTTAACACTTTTATTTAGTTTGTTTTATAAAAGTTAATTATTAAGGTTAACAACCTTAAATCCTAACCCCTATAATCCCCTTCCCTTTATGCTTATTATACTTCTTTTGTTTTAGGTTGTCAAGAACTTTTATCAAAAAAATAAATAAGCTTCATATACACATTCTAAGCCATTTTACTATCCTACCCTATAAAGATTACCTTTATTTATATAGAATTGATTTAAAACGTATATATGAAGCTCATATCAATACTCTAACATTTATATTTTTCTATATCTGTAATTTCTTCCTCTTCTACTATTGCAGGAATAAAATAAGTTTTTTCAAACAATAATCTTGCATCACTGTTTGATGCTGGTATTCCATAAAAACTACCAAGATACTCACACTCTGGTAAACGCTCTATTAATCCAAATATAATTCTTCTTAGCATAGATGGATGTACCATAGGAAATGCCATCTGTTTTATGTTCATCCTTTGTGAAGCATCTTTTATCTTTACAACAAGCGAAACCATTTTAGGATTTTTTGCATAACTATTATTTGTTGCAACCAAGGCAATGTTTAAATTAATCCTGTATCCTTCCGATTCTAATTTATTTACAAGTCTTAAAACTTTCAAAGACTGCTCTTTTATTGTTTTTGTTCCAACACTACAATTATATGATATACTTTTTGTTATGCTTATTACTTTGTTTTTTACAGGAACTCTTTTATTTGAAATCATATTTGTCGGAATACCTTGTAAATATCTAGGTACAGAACACTGGTATCCTGCTACTCCATAACAATTTCTATTCTTAAATGAAACGCTTGTATTTACCTTTTTAATACTTTGTGTAAATTCCTTTGAGACTTCATCCCATCCATGCAATAAAAGGTCTTCTGCGGCATTGTATGACTCTGTACCAGTAAAAGATTCTCTACCATATTCTGATTTTCTAAGCGGTTTAAATGTATCTGTTAATTTGTCCTCGTTGTCACGAATGAAATGAGCTACTTCTGTTATACTATTAAAATGAATTATGTCATTCTTTCCTACCTTCTGTTTTACCATTGTTTTGTTCCTCCTAAATAATTTGTTTTCTCTGCTTATGTTTTAATTATACAACATTTGTTTTGTTTTTGTCAATACCTTTGTTTTAATTTGTTGCAATAAAAAGGAGCATGATTTCTCATGCCCCATAATTCTCCGCTATATTTACATAATCATTATATTAATCCCTCTTCTATACATTCTTGTAATTTCTCACATCCCCTACAACCAATCAAAGGGCATCCCTTACAGGTTTTTCTTTCGATTCCAAAACAAAGTTCTGTTCCGGAAAATTTACAAGTTGATTCTAAACCATGACAACCTTTTTCAATGTCTATCGGTTCGGGTTCATCTAAATAAAATATTTCTTTTAATTTGTTTTTAATAAAATTAAACATTAAAATTTCTCCTCCTTAAACTTTTGTTTGCTTTTAGGTAGATAACCACACATTGCAATACAGTAACTATCTGCTAAATCATCATTGACTTTACAGGGTACTTTCTGACCGTTTATTTTGACCTGTATAACCCCTTTAGTGCCTTTGCCCTTGTATTCCTCCACTATGTATTTTAAAAGCCCTCTTGACCGCATATAGAGGATTGTACGGTATTTCTTAGGGTCAATACCATATTTGTTTTCTAATGGTTTACTACTGCCTACTATTTGACTTTTCCAGAAACGTGTATCTACAGAATAAACAGGTATCTCATAAATGTTTGCAACATCTATTATCGTAGCGACTAACGCTCCTGTAGACTTAATATAAGCTTCTGACAAAAATCCTTGTGAACGCAAACGAATACGCTCTGTAATGATTTTTACTTTTTTTTGTTCAACATATTTTTTTAGTGGTCTTTTTAACAACATTTCAATATATGTATATAACTCTAAACGCTTCTCTGTATTATTTTTGCACTCTCTGAAATCCAATGACTTCATCCTGTATATTTGTTTATCTTTTAATACTGTAATTCCAGTTCTAGTGTACGACTGGTCTATACCTATTACACACTCTTGCATGATTATCCACCTACACAAAAGGAATTATCATATATTCATCTTTATACCTCTTTGCTAACTCTCTATCATTATGCCCCTTTTCTGGATGCTCCATGTTCTCAATATAATGCATCTGTTTATCTCTAAACCATTCTTTATCAACAAGAATATAATAAGTACCATCTAACAGGTATAATAAAAGTTTTCCTTCTACCTTGCCACAGAAGATGTATCTTTTTTCATTTTTTCTTCCTTCTTTATTAATTGAAAAAATGTCACCGAATTTTAACGTCTTTGCCATGTTCTTTTAAAACCTTTCCTTTCTTGTTTTGCTCATTGTACTTCTCCCTAAAATATCTTGATTATGAAAAAACCTACGCATTGTCCATACTTGACTAAACCACATAGGAGTTAACCATATCTTTTCCAAATCATCTGGTAACATAGGTTCTGGTTTAATTAATGAATTATCATGTATAACATATCCAGACAACCCATGTAATGATAACTGAATATAACACATATGAACACATGTTATGTCAATATCTTGTCCTACAAAATAAACATGATTTTGATAATTATACTTATGGAACATTTCCTTGCATTGTTCACTTGCTGATATTAGCGTTGCACCAGCACCACAAGCACAATCATATATATTTGCATAACCTTTCTTATGTACTGTTTTTCTTAGTTCTTTTCGGTCAAATGTGAGCTTCGACATCATTTCGCACACATCATATGGTGTAAAGAATTGTCCTGCATTTTTGTTTGATATTTGTAACATCATATACAATTCACCTAACAGGTCTTGATTTGGTCTTTCTTCTAATTCTTTTACAATTAATGCAAACATTTGTGGGAAAAGTTTTTGTTCTTTTTTTGAATAATTATTAATAATTCTTAGATATTCTTTTTCCCTTTTATCCCATATTTCTTTAAACTGTTCAAATTCTGTCATTGGTAAAATGCTTTGGTTTGCCAATGTGATTGCAAATAATGCCATACAATCTGACCATACTTGATAAGATGATTTTGAACTACATAATAATCTGAATCCTTTTTCAAATCTTTTCTTATAATTTTTATCTTCACTCTTTTTCATGTTTTCTTATCTACCTTTTTCTCATGCTTTTAACCATTCAATGCATTTCTCCTTTGTTGTAAATACTGGATATAAGTCTGTTGTTTTAAATCCATTATTTATTGTTTGATTACCAAACCTATAATGATTTACTACTTCTCCATTTTGTAGCTTCTCATTTAGTTCCTTATCTGTTGTGCATTTAAGTGCATAAAAATGATAACGTATTCCTTCTGTTGTGATTGTTACCATTTCAACCCTACCTTTGAATATAATGTTTTTCTTTCCACCCTGCTTCTTTGCACAGAATACAAGATACACAATATCATCTGGTTCACACAACACATTTGCCAAATATGACACTTTGCTTTCCTCCTTTCTCTTGTGAGGATACATACATTCTTTGTCTTCGCACTCCATGCAATCTAAATATGTTACATGGAGTGCATACGCCTTACAATACTTTGCCATTAATTTCTACTGATACTTGAAACAATTCTGACAGCATATTTGCATACAATGACGTGTCTGTTATATTAGACGGCACTTCTACTTTCTGCTCAACACCATCTTTTGAAATAACATACACAGTCTTGCTAATATACTGTTTTAACATTGTTATTTCAAATCCTTTCGCTTTCATTTTTCTTTCAATAGATTTTTCAACTTTTGATTTTTCTTTACTCATTTCTTTGTTTCTCCCTTCTGTTTTTGTTCTCTCTATTGTTTACACCTATATAATAACATAGAGGTTGAACAAAGTCAACCCCTCTTTGTTATATTCTTTCTTTCTCCTTTCCATAACAGACTTCTCTCATGTTACAAACTTCTGCCATTTTGCAATTATATCCTGTGCAATCCTTCGACCTCTTAACTAATTTTTTATGTTTCATTAATCTATGTTTTGCTTTCTGTATGTTTTCTAACCGCTTAATATATTTCTTTATTTCCTCATAATTATACTCATAACAAAATACTTTGATTTCCTGTGTGTTTTTATCCTCACACAAAACAAACCCTTTATGTATTCCTGTTAAATGCATATACAACTGTAATTGTTTTCTACCTGTTTTATGATATGTTCCTTTATCTATCATATTTTTAAATTGATATGTATTTACTGATTTAATCTCTACAACGTATTTCTCACCATCTATACAACAAATTATATCGGGAGTGTAGGATAAGTCATATTCATCACGAAAACGGCTATAATCGCAATCTAGCGGCTCACACAACCCCCCTCTGATAAATAGTCTTTGCCATTTCTCATGTATGGCATCCCCTTCACTAAATATTCTTTTTAATCCTACCTGTACTTGTTCCCCTTGCTTTTGTTTATAAAATATACTTAATACTTGTTGCCGCAAACAAAACTTTTTATCTGATACAATAATAGCAGATGCGTGTAGTCCTTTTCTCTCTGTTGTCTCTGCACCTCTTGTCATTACAGAACGTAAGAAAACCAATTCCTGTTCTATATTTTTATCAAGATAATGCAAACTATTCAATTTATGTTCTAATTCTGTTTCCTGCGTTGATTGTATCCGAGTAAATGTTTTCTTTGCTTCTTTTTTGATTTCATCTAAAAGACCCATTGTTCTGCACCTCTATTGATATTATATCTTTTTTTTGATACTTTGTCGAGTCAACAAATCTTTCTATAACACTTTGCTCATTTGTATCATAACAAAAAAATGTACATATTGTATTATATTCCAAATCACTCCTTTTGTATCGTAAACAATAAAAATTTAATCCAGTTTCATTCATCCTTTGTATTTTTCTCTCCTTTCTGTCATGATTTCTTTTCTCACATCCTGCAAATCTTCAAATGGAATAAACCCTCTATCATAAATCAATGGAATTTCGCACTCGCCTTTTGGATTACAAACTTTTGATTTTACAACTTTGCATTTCATAATCATTCCAATAGTTTCTTTACTTGCTGTATTATATGGGTTATGATTTGGAATATCAATATAACCCTTTCGTGCTACCTGTATCCTTAAAGAACAACTATGTTTTAATTTATGACCTCCCGGTGTTTGTATATTATCTCCAAACGGCAAGGCGTTCATTTTGTCTCGAATCTGATTGATAAATATAACGGTTGTTCCTGTTTGTTCTATTACATCCTCCAAGGTTGGCAAATATTTATCCATCAATCTAGCAACACCACCAATTCTTGTTTCTTGTTCGCTATCTGTATTTACAGCCTTTCTGATTTTGTCTATATCATCTTTTGGTTGCATTGACGGTACACTATCAATAATAATTAATGGTATGCCTTCCTCTGCGAATCTGATTGCTCTATTAAATGCTTTTTCACCATACCTTGCTCTGTACACTAACATTTGTTTTGGTTCGTTCCCAAACACTTTTGCTCTGTCCGAATCAAACGTATTGCCTGTTACAATAATACGATTATTTCTACGCATAACCCACATTCCAGATGGCATTGTAAAACAATACATTTTTCCATCGACTGGCTTAAACTGTTTTACTGTTGCCCTTCTAAGACTTACAATATCACTTCTAATGCCCGAACAGACTGTATAGCTTATATTACTATTATCAATCAAACGACCATCAATATATTGGTATTCATCCCACCTATCACGCTCTACAATATATGCGGCATATCCACACGCTGTATAAGCAAACTGAATAAAATCAGCATCCTTTTTATTTATTGTCGTAAAACTTGGCATATGTCCTTTTTCAAATTGGCAACCATCCCAGTGTTTCATTTCATCCAACACAATCATTAATTGCCTGTTTGACATTCCATACCATTCACTGGGATAATGTTTAAATTTATATGGTGCATAAAACTTAAAGAATTTTTTATCTTTCGATAACATATATTCAATTCCACAGTTTGTTAACAACATTTTCATTCTATCTCGTTTTCTTTTTTTTGTTAATCCAACATAACACAGATTTGTTTTATTCTCTTTTTTAAAACTTCCGTCTGCCATTACTGCAACCATTAGACGAATAGCTTCATCTGACAAACTAATGCCTTTTCCATCAAACATAAACGTCTTTGGAATGTTACCTGCAAATCCTTCTTTGTTTCTTAACATTCTTAAACGAATGTCATGGAATGGTTTTATTTTTACTTTGTTACTTCCCACTGGCTTATACACTACATTATGATGTTCTGACACAACCATATCTAATCTATTTTTTGTTTTCACATTCCACATAAGACAAGCATCTTTTTCATGATACTTTAATGGCTTAACAAGTGTTGCTGTTCCATCTTCATTATATTGTAATACCCTTTCCCCTTTTTTATAATCACTAATTTTCTTCCACCCTTCTCCATTAAAAAACTCTGTATCTTTATCCACACACCCTTCAATTGGTATGTCTAAACAAATTTCATGTTGTGAACATAAATGATATGCTAAAGAAGTTTTTCCTGCGGATTCACCACCAAAAATTTCTATCGTTCTTCCTTTTGGCATACCTCCACCAATTATGTTGTCAAGCTCTGGTAAACCTGTACCCCATCTAGGAATTTTCAAAACACCATTTTTACTGCCTAAACTATATACAGACCCATCACCTTCTTTTTTTGAAATTTCCGAACATAATTTCATAATTGCTTCTCTGTTCATTTGTTTCATTTTCTTTTCCTCTCTTCATATCTATCCATCCAGTATTCACAACTTTCACAATAATCTACGTTATCTAAATACAAATCTGAATCAAAATTCTTGCAAAACAAGAATCCTTTTTCAAATTCACTGTATAAACAATTTGAACAACGCTCTGGTTTATTTGGTCTAATAATCTTCATTTTTTAAATCCTCCATTTCTTTTGCACTTATCCCAACAATACCTGCACTTTCTTTTGAGTCTGTTGCTTTAAAAAATGCCCCCTTTCTTTGTGGGTACATAAACTCAAACATAAGATAGTTCATTGCATCTAATAAATACTCTTTATTTCCTGTTTCATTATATTTCTCGATACATTTCTCTTCTGTTTTTAATGCATCAACATACCCTCTGCCAAAATTCTTTGCCGCTGTACCATATTTATAAAATGATACCTTAACTCTGTTTTCTCTAAGCTTATCTACTTCATGTGAATATTCTTTTTCCGATATATAATTATTCATTGTGTTTCCTCCTTACTTAGCCACCATTGTACTGTTGTATTTTACAACTCTGCTAATATATCTCTTCTCATTAAATTCTAACGCACCTTGTTCTTCCAGAATGTTTATTACCCTACTTGTCACTGCTCTGCCTTTACATCTATCATAAAAATTATCATAATCTAAAAATTTACCATTCTTCTTCCTTTCCATTTCTATCTCTGTGGCGGCTTTGTCTCCTATTCCTTTGATAATACTCATACCCTGTTGTATAACCATTTCACCATCATAATTTCTTAATGACGTTCTGGCTGTTTGATTCACATGAGGCAACATAACCACAACACCATCTTTCACGGCACATTCTGCATATTTAAAAATGTTTGCTTCATTCAATGCATATTTCATTTTTACATACCAAAATTCTGTTGGGAAATGTATCTTGTACCACATTTGGTCTACACTGATTAAGGAATAGCCTGTACTGTGCCCCTTATTAAAACCATAGATTAACATACTACCCCATAAGCTATCTGTCTGTTTTCTTGTTAATCCTTCGCTTCGGCAACCCTTATAAAAATCTTTCTTCATCTGTTCAATGATTGGTATGTACTCTGGTTTTGTTAGGTTCTCTGCTTTCTTCATAATTTTTAATAAATCAAAACTCTGTGGGGCTGTTAAATGTCCTACCTTTTGAGCGACCTCTACAGTCTGCTCTTGGTATAATATTGTACCATATGTCTCTTGTGTATATTTATAATATGGTGTGTTTTTGTCTGCCTTGCCAGATAATTTGTTATACGCATATGTTTCATGCATTTTTAACTGTAATGGTGCAGGTCTGTTCAACGCATTTACTGCAATAACATCGTTCATACAATCACAGTGTATCATGTCAAGAATCTTCTTTGGTGCAGATTTCTCCATCTGAAATATCCCATCTGTATTTCCTGCTCTAAAATTATCATAAATATCTTGTTCTTCTCTGTCCTCGTCTGTTATTCTATGTCCTGTATACTCTCTCAGTTCTTTTGTTTCGGATAATGTTTTAAGTCCTAACATATCAAACTTAATACAATTAATATGTTCTAAATCATTAAGGTCATAACAAGACGAATATGCATCCTTACTACGTCTTATGATACAAGTATAATTTGATATGTCTGTACCTACTACAGCCACCCCAGCGGCATGTTTACCAAGATAACGAATCTTTCCATACAATTTGCTAAAATGCTTCATTATGTTATCATACAAATCGTTATACTCATAATATGTCGCATCATCCTTTAATGCCTGCATATCCAATTCGCCGTCAATCTCATATCCATGTATAAATGCTTTTATTTCTGCGACTATCTTTTTGTTATGGTCTTTGTCAAACTCGTCTAAGTCCTTACCAGACGTTTGCAACCCACACACACCAGATAGGTCATTTACTAAATTGTCGATGCTGTACTCTCCATAACTACATATCTGTACAGCCTTTCCTTTATGTTTTTTAATAACATAATCAATAACTTCCTGTCTGCGTTCTGTTTCAAAGTCAACGTCTATATCTGGCATTTTCTTTTTGTCCTTACGCATAAACCTGCTAAAATCTAAATTATACTTTATACTATCAACATCTGTTATGTTTAATGCATACGCAACTAAACAATTACAAGCCGACCCTCTTCCTGCTCCTACTTCTATACCATTGGCTCTCGCCCAGTTAACATAATCTTGCACCATTAAAAAATAATCATCAAAACCATGATAATGTATTACATCCAGTTCCTTCTTACATCTTGTTACATATTTTTTGTTATATTTTCCTTTTTTCTTTAATCCTCTAATTATGTTTTGTTTCAACAATTTATAACTGTCTCTACCTGTTGAAATTTGCGGAAGCTCAAGCTCACATCCTTCAAGAATGTCGCTTTCCACTTTGTTATAAATCTCGTCCATATTGTTTATGTATTCTGTTGCTATGTTCTCCGCTTCTCCCGAAAGAACCTTGTTATAGATTTTTACGAATCTTTTCTTGATTTCTTTTTCAGATGGCATATACCTTTCGCCATATGTTCTTTTTACATCTAATGTTGTTTTACCTATTTCATGCATTTTACAATATGTATCAAAATCTTCCTTACGTCCAAAATGTGAGTCAGAAGTTAAAATGCATTTAATGTTTAATGCTCCTGCTAATCTCATAAGCACTAAATCTGTTTTCTCTTGTGTATGTTTTGTATCAATCTTATACGGCTGTATCTCAACATACAAATCTTTTCCGAATATACTTTTAAATTTCTTCAAAATCTTTGTAGCCATCTTTTCATTGTTGTTTACTATTGCTTGTGACGTTGCACTTGCTATACAAGCTGTGGTACAAATTAAACCCTCTGAATACTTTTCCAACAATTTAAAGTCCACGATTGGTTTGTAATAAAACTGTTGTGTATTTGCTTCTGTCATGATATGACAAAGATTCTCATAACCTTTTAAATTCTTAACAAACAAATTTAAATGATATGATTTTCTTTTAGGGTTTTCTTTGTTATATACTGGCTGAAAATAAATCTCACATCCTAATATCGGTTTTATTCCTGCATCCCTACAAGCTAACCAATGCTGTATTAAACCAGATATGTTTCCATGATTACTTGTTCCAAGTGCTTTGTATCCCAACTCCTTTGCTATCTCTACCAATTCTTGCGGCTTTCCGAATCCATCAAAAAAGCTATGTTCATCATGCCTGTGTAAATCAAAAAATTTACTCATTGTTTTCGCTCCTTACACTTTATATTATAACAAAAGGGTTGAACTATGTCAACCCCTAAAGTTATTATTTATCAATCCCAGTCATCATCGTCTGTTTCTTCATCATCCCAATCGTCATCCTCTTCTTCATCATCTTCCTCTAAAATGTCAATATAGTATTCTTTTGACTTTCTAGGTTTACAATCAAGTCCCCTTTCCTTACACATCTGGTAAAGCTCTTTTGCTGACATTTCCTCATAATCTTCTGTTTCTTCTTCAATCTCTGGCTCTGGTTCTACTTTTGTTTTGGTTTTTCTTCCTTTTGTTTTAGCTCTAGTTGGCTTTTCTTCGTCCTCTTCGATTTCTGAATTATCAGCAGGATAAGCCTTGTCGATTGCTTTCAGAATTGCCTGTTCTGACATTGGTTTGACTTTTTCATTTCTAAATTTCTTTTTGTCCAAAGGAATAACGGAATACGTTGTGTTTTGTCCTTTTCCAATTCTCTTTATCTCAAAATCTCTGTCTGTGATAGTTCCGTATGTTTCATACATAGAGGCTAATGCAGGAACAGGAGAGCAGTTATTAACAGCAAACATAAACAACTTAACTTCTTTGCTTTCATAATCATATACGCTCCATACATACATGTTTCTTGTTCTTAAATCTTCATCTTCGCAATATGAACATTCTCTCCCGAACATTTCTTGGCAAGGAACATTCACACCAAGTTTGAAACTATCGTGGAAAGGAATCTCCACACCATCTTCCATATCATTTAAAAATCTAAGTCTAATTTTTGTCCCCTCTTTGAAAAAAATAAACTTACCTTTGTTTGTTCCACTTTTTGCAATCTCATTTTTTATTGCCTGAATTGAAATAGCCATCTTTATATACTCCTTTTTGTTTTATCTTTTTGATATTCTTACATCAAAGTTTTTAATACGAATACAACTAAAATCCTTTACATTTACAACGGCTGTCTGAATCTGCACATACCCACTATTTTTTTTCGGGTCTTTATAAACCGTCTTTATAACATCCATAATCTTATCAATACTTGCAAGCTGTTCATTCTTTAAATCCTCAGAAAGTATTCTTAAAAGTTCTTCATCAAATTTTGTTTTATCTTCGTGCCTTTCATAACCAATTAAAGATTCATACTCTTTACAAATTGTCTCATATTCTTCCGAAAACTCGTCATACTCCTTAACAATATTATCTTGTAAAACCATCTGCTTTCCTGTGATATGCAATAATTCTATATCCGTTTCAATGCTTACCTTTAATCTCATTTAACTCTCGCCTTACCTTTCTCAACGACTTTTTAATTTGTTCTTTCGTCATTTCTCCAACATCTTTGTTAGGTATCTCAAATCTTATTACTCTAAAATACTCACTTAATAGTCTTGTTCCTTTTTCTCCCGATTTATCATTGTCTAAAACAGACACCACTGTCTTAATGTTTTTTTCTTTAAGTTTTTCTATCTGTTCATCTGATATATGCCACCCCAACAACGCAACAACATTTTTCAAATGTCCTTTTGTTTTAAGATTTAAACAATCAAGGTATCCTTCACAAATAAACACTATACTGTCCTTTTCATATGTACCACTTAGAGTGTCCCTTTTTCTAAATCCTTCATTATAAAGGTACTTTCGTTTCTGCTCTACATATCTATTTGTAGTCCTTGCTACATATCCTTTAAATACCCCGTTGTCTAGTATAGGGAATATAATTGGATATGCTATGTTATAAGACACTCTGCAATCCGCTGTGTTTAAATCCTTCTTTGTAAATCCCCTGTTGTGCATATACTCATATGCCCTTTGTTCTTCTTCTTCCAAATCTCCATACCAATCCATTGTTTTCAAACCATAAAAATAATCGTCTGCTTCAATGATTGCTTGGTGATTGTTTATTTTTTTCTTTTTCTTATATTTTACATTTATCTTTTTGATTTCCTTGCTATTCAGAATCCTTTCAAGATAAATGCAAACCTGTAAATCGTTCAACTCTGGCTGTGCATTTTTAACAAAGTCATATGCATTACCATATAAACCACAACCAAAACAAAAGAATGTGCCGTCAGAAAGATTTATTCTCATTGATGGGTTTATATCATCATGAAAAGGACAAACTATACTGAACTCAGACGTTGGAACATCATCATTTATTATTCCATAAAATACCAAGACTTTTAACAAATCTTTTCCTGTATATTTTCTTCTCATTTTTTAATTTCCGTTAACTTGATATAAGGGTTTCCTAATTCCACATCATAACAAGAATTTAATTGCTTTTTCTTTATCACCCCTGTTTGATATGCATTATCAAGTTTTGTTTCATTTACTACCTCTTTAACCTCTATAAACTTTTTAAACTCTTTTGGTTTCACTCCACAGGTTTTAAGATATTCAATAAGCCCTCCCATATCGCTAACAACATATGTTTTATCTATAACTTCTTTCTGCTGTTCTTTTGTCAAGTTTTGTTTTAACTTATCAAGAAACCAAACAATTTTTCTTTTTCTAATTTTCTGTACCTTCAAATGTTTATGATTTGAATAGTACATTTGTGTTTCATCAAGAGTCACATTAAAACTATCCGTTTCTTGTGTAGAATACATATAATTTGAAATGCTTAAAGACTCCTTTCTGTTCACTTCATCTAAATATTGTTTTGCTTCTTTTTCATTCTGCCTTGCTTCATAAAGAAGTCTAACACTATTCTTCACACTTGTTGGAACTGATGTATCTATCATGAATATCTCTCCTTCCCTGTTTTGTTCTATGTCCTTTAATATAATTACGAATATCTTTAGGGAAAGAATTCGCTGTATCATTTTTGCTTACGATGAATAACAATTCATCAAAACCAATCTTGACCTCTGTTCCATAGAATGTCTGAACTTTTACAAGTCTTTGTTTTCTGTTGATGCCTACAACTTTTGCAAACCTCAGCTTTCTATATACATTCTGGTCTTTTGCTTCTACATAATGAATAAATGCGATTGTTGAACCAATCTGTAATACTTCATCATATACCCACTGTGGTTTTTCATATGAATATTTTTCTGCAATCTGTTTTAATGTTGTTGCATAGATTCCTCTATACTTGTTTTCTGTCTCCTGCTCTTTTTCCGTTGTTTCCTCTTTTTCTTCCTCCCACGCTTCTTCATCATCCTGTGCCTGTGTTTCTTCTACTACTTCCGCAACTGCTTCGATTGCTTCTACAACATCTGCTTTTTCTTCTTCTTTACTGTTATCCTCTTCTCCTTCTTTTTCTTCGTTCTTGTAAAACTCTACAAGATTATCAATTAACTCCTGCTTTGTGAACTTATGTCCTTTATGCTCTAACTTGAGTCCTTTCTCTCTTGATAATGCTTTTAAATCCTTTACCTTTAAACTACTTAAATCCTTCATTACACTGTTTAATACCATCATGTTTTTGCTCTCCTTTTCTTTTTGCTTGTCTTAATTATACTACTGCTTTTTCTATTTGTCAATACCTTTTTTGAACTTTATTTGTACTTTTAATCTTATAACAAAATTTAATTATTTAAACATAGACCATCTTGCATAAAATTCATGTTTTACTCTCTCATAATCACTTGAATAAATAACTGGGTATCCAGTTTCATCTTCCACAATAACACTCTTTGGAATCCACATTGTCTTATGAAAATCTGTTCCTAAATTTAACATTGCATAGACAGCTTTATCTGTCTCCTTTAAAACAGCAAATACTTTACACATATTTATATTGCGTTTTACTTCATTTGCCACCTTATTTGCAAACCATTCTTTTACTTCATATGCTTTATCTTTTTCTAACTTCATTTTTGTTTACCTCTCTTTTTATATCTTGTTTTCTCTGTTCTTGATTATATTATAACACAAATAAAACAAATGTCAATAGATATTTTAAAATTATTTAAACAAAAATAAAGCTTATATACTACATAAATTAATATATAATATATAAGCTTATAAGATATAGGTTATTTAGTTAGTTATTTGTTTTGTTTTCTTTCATCATTTTTCTTTCTTTTGCTGTGAACTCGTCCTCATATTTAGACTTATACTTTTTATGGTATTTGTCTTGCATACTATGGATTGAAACAGAATCATAACCTGTGCCATTTAATTGTTCACACATTCTGTTTATTTCCTTGATTTCTTTTGTTACATTTTTTACTAACTTAGAAATGTAATCCGCATCTGCTGTCATACCATAATTTGTACACTGTTGCCACAATTCCTCATATAATTGTTTTGTTTGTTCTTCCCAGTCTTTATACCTCTGCATAGCTGACCGAACAAACTTTGGTAACACGTTGTCATTAACATCTGCTGTGGTATATCTACTCCAATCGGAAGGAATAATCTGTGGTAAATCAACTTGTTTCATAGGTATTATCTTATGATGCATATTAATATATTTGTGATGCAGTTTTCTTTTACCTGCTACCTCATTCATATATTGATATTCTAGTTTACGTTTGAATCCTTGCAAACCTAAGAAACAAAAATAGTCGGCTAATTGTTCATGCATACTCAAAGCCTTTTGCATATGTTCATCAAGTCTTAAATATATTTCTTCTGCACACTGTTCTTTTTCTCTCTCATTTGTTTTCTGCATGGAATAACTTTTGTTTTGTTTTGTTTCAACAGTAGACCACGGCTGTTCATCCTGTCTATTCATATCTTGTTGTCCATTATACATTTCATTCATTCAAAACACCTCCTAAATTGTTGGGAAATTGTATGCTGTTTTGTTTAATTCACAAGAAGAAACAACAAAAGTTCCACTATCCGTTGCTACGTTTGTATGATATACTCTACGACTTCTTATTTGGTCTGCATGGACATTGTTTCCACATTTTGTTCTTAAAACGTATTGTGTTGTTCCTGCCCCAAGCGTAATTGCTACTATGTCTGCACTAGACACCCCTGTCGGTAATCCTTGTGCAACACAAATACATACTTTTTGTTTATTCGCAAAAGTTTCCTGTGGTATATTTAATATTAAAACACCGTCTGTCAAAGTTACACTATTTGTTTTAACAAAGTGTACACATCCTCCACAACCATAACCATTGTTATTATATAAACTACATGACATAATTCTCAAACCCCTCTCTAACGCTCTACAAGCCGAAATAAGGACGGTATTTCTACCGCCCTACATTCTCACGCTCTAAGCGGATAAAATACTACCTAGCACCCACAGCAATTATTATAACCGTTGCCACATCGAGAATACATATAAGCACTCTCATAAGGCGAACAGGTCTGATAAGCTGGAATTGGTGTTGGTCTTAATGTGGAAATTAATGTTGCATTTTGTGCCTGCTGACTTAACTGGAAGTTAGCTGTTTGAAGCTCATCCCTTAATGACTGGATTTCATTCTGTGTCATTAATGCTCTTGTTGCATCGCCATCCGCTTTGATAGCATTAACAATGTCACAAGTGTTACGAGCATTTTCATAACGTACAGCATCAAGATTCCGATTAGTTGTACAGCAACAATCTGCTAACTGTGTAGCAAGTGCATTTGTATTTTGCATACCTGCAACGGCTACATTATTAATCGCCTGCTGTGTACCGTTAAAACCATTTAAGAGTGAAGTGTTCATAGCATAGAAACCGTCACAAAGTCCACTCTCTAAACCATTCAGTTTGTTAATAACCGCTTGGTTATCAAAACCTCTTTGAATGGCTGAATCTGTATATGCACTTGCTGTTCCATTCATGCCATTACCTCCCCAGTTTCCTCCCCAGTTTCCTCCCCATGCAAGTAAGAAGAAAAGGAAAAATACCCAACTGCCATTGCCATCAAACATACCTTCATTGTCTCTGCCTAATGCTAAAGCATCAGCTACGCTTAATCCACTACCATCCATACCCATAATAAGTACCTCCTGTATAATTTTATTTATATAAACCATTTAGGTTCATACCTTAAATTATCTATTTCCAAACATTCCTTGCATTTGTGCTTGAAATTGTTTGTAAGCATCGTTAATATTTATACCTCTTTGTTTGCATAAATTATTAGCTATTTGTTTTAATTCATTTTCAGACTTTCCCTGTGCCATTTGTTTAGCTCTTTGAAACATTGGATTACTTCCAAACATTTTCTCAATCTGTTTGTTCATTTAAAACACCACCTTGTAATTCTTCCATTTTATTTTTCAAACTATTTATAACATTTTCAAAATCTGTTTTTAAGACATATTGACTATCTTGTACTTGCTCCTGCATTTTGTTTTGATTATTTTCTAATACATATGTTTTTAATTCCGCTGTTCCGTCCAACATAATTTGTTTTGTGTAAATCTTTTTGTTTGCTACATCTGTAAAAACAAATAAGCTACCATCCAAATCTATCATACTTGCCTTTGCTTCATCATAACTGGAAACAGGTCTACAGTTAATCATTTGTTGTGGTTGATTAAACGCTTGCTGACCTCTCATATATCCATTATACTGATTTGCATATTGCTGTTGGTCGTATGCATTTACTCTATCTTGATACATTTGCTGTTGATAAGGACTCAACGGCTTTCCCATGCCATAACCACCATAAGGGTATGTCATTTCCTCTCCCTCCCTTCCTTTTGTATGACTCCATTATACAACTATTATTATAATAAAAGTATAGACAAAATATATTTCTAGTACACAAAAAGGAGATACAAAACGTATCTCCCTTACTTTACATAATATTTCCAATTTTAATCAATAACTTTCTGTGCTTATTCTTGACAGACGATTCTGACATACCTAACACATCTGCAATGTATCCCAAAGATTTACCTTGTTTATAATGCATTTCTATAATCTTTTTGTCTTCTTCACTTGCCATCAAATTGTTTAACATTCTATCAAAATCCTCTACGGAATCTATTTGCTTTAATTTCTTTCGAGTCAAGGCATTTTCTTTGTTCATGCCACCACCCCTATTTCATAAACTTACCACAATTAGGACAACGCTTTTGTCCTGTTGTGCTTTTACCTGTCTTTCTTCCACTACCTTCTCCGACTCTTCTTCTCGTTGTTGTTCTTGTCACCTTAACATATGCTTTCGCCATATTTTATCCTCCTATTTCTTTTCATTATGAACTGCGTTACCATTATATTGATTTCCGCTTACATCATTATCATTATACTCTGCATTTGTATTTTCTCCCTCTGTTCCAACCTCAATCTTTTCTGTTGTAGTTGTTTCAAACTGTGATTCATAATAAACAAAACCAGAATACCCGACAACTGCTTCTGCAAACATCAAAACAATCAATAACATAATAATTTTATCTTTTATTTTGTTAGACTTTGCATATTCTTTTTGTACATCCAACAATACTTTGCTTACTGTTTTATCATCCATAAAACCCACCTCTAATCTACATACCTTCATAAGTTGTATATCTTCTAAATATAATCCTTAATAACCTTCCGACTGTGTTTTTCTCCATAAAATTATATAATTCCTTACTAATTTTTATTCTTGGTGTGACATTTTTCTTTGAATCAATCGTTATCAGATATGTAAAATATCGTTTAATTGTTACGTTACCAAAATCATCGGGATGTACATAAGGTATTGGTAGAAGTGCATCATCGTCTGAATCATAACATAAACATTCTATTGTAAATTCGTCAACACTCTTTCCAAATATATCGACAAGAACAATATATGCCGTTCCATCTGCATCTTCTGTAAAGTGCTTACTAGAACGAATGACATATTGTTGCCAATTCTTTGGTGTTAACTTACTCATAGAACTTTTAAGCTCTCTTAAAGTTTGTTGTGCTTGATTTGCTATTGTTTGTAAACTTTTTGGAGAACCAACCATAAATTCTGTTCTCAAATCTGTTACTGACACACCATCTGATGTATAAGAAACAGTTCCTAATAAGATTCCATATTGTGCATCTGTTTTTGGAACATTTGGCTGTCCATCTACTAAATCAAGCAATTCTACTCTCATTCTTCTGTCAGCCGCAACATACATTAACACGATTGCTTTTGTTGTATTAACAATCAAAGATATTTCCAAGTCCTGTTCATCAAGTATATACCAATACCCATTAATAAATGCTTTTCCCTCCTTAATAAAAAGACTTGTTCCACTTGCATATGGTTTTAACCCTTGCACTGTTGTTTTGTCAATCGTTCCTGTTAATGTTTCCGAATCCTCAACATATATTCCATTCGGAATAAATAAACTTAAACAATCTGCAAAATCTTCGGCTTGATATGTTCTATCATATGCACCATCTTGTAATCTTGCGTTAAAAAATCCACTTCTTTCTGCCATTTTGTTATCCTCCTTTATCTTTCTATACATTATATCATTTGTCTCTCATAATGTCAACATACTATTTTGTTCTTTTCCAGATATAGCAAGTAATATATGGTTGTAAATTGTTATGTGCATTTCCCCCACCTGTATTTTCAATAGTGTGTGTATGTGTTGCATCAAGATAAAAGCCATCTTTATAATTGGTTGTAGTTTCCCTTGACGTAGAATAAAGTCCATTTGTGTCACCCCAATTAGAAAAAATTCCAGAAGATGTAAGACCCCACGTTTTGTCCTGTCCACTAATATTATTTACCCCACCTTTTAGGCTTTTTTCACTCGCACTATGGTTATGCGATGGCATTTCACTAACTGATAACTTATGTGTTTTTTCTCCACCTATTTTTTCTGTTGTATTAAAATCGCTGTCATTTTCATCGACTCCAACAAGCACCCTGCCTTTAATTCGTTCCCATGTTCCTCCCCACTTTTTATTAGGGTCAAAACTTGAATCTATTGTTTCATATACCGAGCCAACTGGATAAAACATATTTAATAAATCAGAAATCTTTTTATCAATATACTTTATATTATTACTAATTTCTTCTACACTTGCACCTATTGTTCTTATATCTTTTATTTCTGTTTTATTTGCTTTTCCGTACTCAAATGTTATATCATTTATTGTTTCATTATTTTGTAGCGTTGTGGTAACTTCTACGATTTGAGCATCTATTTCAATACTCAAATCCCTGTCTTGTATTGTCACCCAATCTCCCAAATCATAATCTCTCATATAAACATATCTTTGATTATGTTCATTTACCGTTGCCGAATATTCATCCATAACGGAATTTTCTTGAAACTTTTCATATGCTCTCTGTTCTATTAATTTGTTATATTCTTCATCAGTTAATGTGGTATCATCTTCGCCTTCACTCTGAATGTCTCTTGCATCTATCCACAATTCTTCTCGATTCCATGCTTTTCTTTTGTTTTCTGAATCCTTTTGAATCTCATACCATTTTCGTTCTGCCCCTTCTCCCTCTCCTGCAATATAAGCCACATTCATATCATTTTCAGAGTTATAGGAATAGCTGGCTCTTTTTATATTTGACAATGATTTAGAAAATATAACGGTATTTAATCCATTACCTCTTGTTCTGTCCACTCCTGTTTTTATTAACACTTCAAAACCTGCTACATTTGACAAACCAGAAAGATGCTCTCCATACACGCTTGACAATTCAAATGTTTTATTTATTTTTGGTGCAATAACTATCCCTAATTTATATTGTTCAAAATAATCGCACAGTTCCTCCCATAACTGACCGCCTGTTATTTGTTTTGTTATAAGTGTGTCCTCATACACTTTGTTATCTTTCTGATAGCTTATATTCATATCAATATAACGCTCTGTGCTCTTTTCAAAGCACCTTGTTATTAAATCTGTAGCATATGCTATCAGCTCCATATTTTTATAGTCAAAAGTACCTGCAATTACTCTTTTGGAAAATAAAAATGGCATCAACCTTCCTTCAATTTTTATTGTCGAAGGATAATCTGCATCTTCATCATTCTCTTTTGAGACTTTTTCAATTTTTCCAAACACATTATGCAAGGTATTCCAACTATCGCTTTTTGTTTTATCATTTGACATATACAATAAAACATAGTATGTTTTTGTCTTGTCTAACAGAAACAAATTTTCATCAACATAACTGGCATTAATTGAGAAAGTTCCAATATCTCTGAACTTGTTACTCCACTGTGCCATTTCATATTGTCGCAACAATCCAATTCTTCTTAAATTCTCATTAAATATCCACAACATAACTACATTTCTCCAATATTAAAATGCTGATTGTCATAATATAAAGTAACTTCTAGCTGTCCTGTTGAACTATCATCAACTTCATACATAACAATATTTTCACCTTTTTGCAACTGGAAGAAAGAGCTATCTAATGTTATTTCTCCTATTAAGTCTTTTGTTTTCCCCTCAGAAGAATCATAATAATAAATGTCCTCTTCCCCATTATTTGTATTTATAATAATATAATCTTCTGTTTCAAAACTATCAACAACAACTGAATCAAACACCTTAATTTGTTCTCCTGTTGTAAGATTCCTTAGTGTTGGATGTTTTACCGCTCCATTTATAACTTTCATTACTGCTATAAATCCTACTTTTACATCCCCTGTATTTTCTATCGTTTTTGTTAATGACAACTCTTCTACACCAATTATTATACCAGTTTCTTGCGGAATTGTCAACGGAAAATGAAATCTTTTGTCAATATGTCTAAACTCTGATTTACTTCTTTCAACTTCAAAAAACATAGGATTATAGCAAGTGAATTCTGCTGTAAACAAGCATAACACCTCATTATTTTCGCTTTCCTTTACAGAATACTTTATTGGTTCATTTAATCGACATTTTAAATAGTAATCTCCTGCAATTATCTCATAATCATCATAGATGTTTAGAAAACTATTTAACCTTGTTTTAAAACCTATTATGTCTTTCTCTTGCTCTTTGTAATAATTCTCCCACGTTGTTCCTGTTGGTATTAACTCATTTGATACTACATAACCGATTAACTTTGGTTTTCTTATGCCAACAACTGTACTAGATATTGTTTCTCCTATTTGAAATGGTATTCTATAAGATTCATTAGAAATGGACGGAGTATCCCAATCCATTTCATCAATAACAAACCCTGTTGAGCCATCTTTATTTATTGTTATGTTTTCTTCTGTTCTTTTGTTTTCTATAACAATTTCGTTTATCAAAATATCACCTCTTTCTAAATACCATATAACAATTCTTTTTTGGCTTTTTTCATTTGCCTTGAATACTCATATGGGTTTGGTTTCGTGTTATAGAAATTAAATGTATCCCCTCCCTTATCTTCTTTATCTGTTCCCTGTTCTTTTGTTTTATCTACTTTTTCTCTCTGGTCGCTTATTCTTTCAAATGTTGCGTTATTCATTTCATTTAATTGCTCTAACATTTCCAGAATATCTGCCATGTCCTCTTTTATATTTCCAAGACCATCTAACATAGTCTCAAATGTATTTTTCATTATTATAACAAAACTTTGCATACTTGTCAAGATTGATTCAGTAATTTTGCTAAATTCATTTTTATAAACCTCAAAAGAAACACCCACATTAATTTGTTTTGTATTAACATCTGACAATTTATTTAATTCTGTTTCTAATTGTTCATTTACCTTCGGCATTTCATTTTTAAATCCAACTCCAACTCCCTGTGCAATAAAACCTCCGATTTCTGCGAACACTCTTGATGGGGATTTTATCTTTAATGTCTTTTTAGCCGTTACTGTTATTTTATCAAATTCCTTCTGTACATATTTTAAGAAATCTGGATATTTTGATTTCATACCTTTTTTCAATCCATCTACAATGTTCTGTCCAATTTGTTTTGATGTATCTTTAACTCCAACACCTAATTTTTTTAAATCATTTTTATATGTCTGTTCTAATCTATCGAGTTCTTCACCTGCACTATTTACTAATGCCTTAATCTGATTTACATACGTTGTCTTGTCTATTTCTCTAACTGCTTCTTTTGTTGCTAACTGTTGCTTTTCTTTCCACAGGCTGACATACTTATTCAGCTCTGTATCTGTCATACTATTTAATAGCTTAATGTCTGCTAAAGAATCCACTCCTGCTTCCTGTAATTCCTCAATAAGACCTGTTGCAACCCCTCTCTTTCTAAGAGATTCTAATGTACTCTCCCAATCTCTCAATCCACTAACTTGACTCTGTAAATTATCAAGTAAGCTTTGTTTTGTGTTTTCTGATTGACTTTCAAACTTTTTAAACAATGATAACTGACTATTTATCTGCTCTGCTCTCGATGTTATCTCACTATCATACTCAGACATAACTTTCTGAATATCTTCATTTAGTTTTGTTTGCACTTCCTTAACATTTTTTGCATATTCTTCGTCAAGTTCTTTTATTTTTTTGTTTCGTTGTTTCTTTGCATCACTCAACTCTGCACTTATCTTTTTATACTTTGCTGTTCCCTTCTTAGATTGTTTTAACATCTTTGTCCAAAAATTTACTTCCAACTGCAAACTATATTTGTTATGTTTCTTTAACTCATTTAATCTTTTATTTCCTGCACTAATGTACAGCTTTGCTAACTGTTGTGCATTTTTCTTTGCGTTCTTCTTTTGTTTATTTACACCTTGTATAACGCCCTTAACTATATTCTGCCCGACTTGCTCGTCAAACACTTTTGATGGTGAATGGATACCTAATGCAGATTTTGCTCCATCAACTATTCCTTTGAAAAAGCTTCTCACTCTTGAAACAAAAGAACTTCTCATACTCTGAATACCGTTCCAAACACCATTTACAATGTTTGCTCCAATAGAAACCATCTGCGAAGGTATCGACCTAGCTGTGTTTACAACACCACTTTTTAATTGATTTGCACCCTGTACACCTTTGCTGTGCATCTTAGATGCCCAAGAAGTTAATTTATTAATAACATTCGATAAGGTTTGTTGTATTTTACTAGGTAAGCTCTTGACACCATTCACAGTTCCATTGATAAAACTTCTTCCTGCCTGTATGGCTTTTGTTCTCATACTTGCCGCCCATTTTGTTACGTTTTGAACAGCCTTTGTTAAAAAGTTTTGAACCTTACTTGGCAACTGTGTAAACCATTGTACAATAGCTGTTATAAATGCACTACCTGTTTGTTGTGCTTTTTGACCCACTTGTGTTGCAAATTGTGCCACTTTTTGAATAGCCTGCATTAACCACGTCCATATCCTTGACGGTAACTGGCTAAACCATTTAATAATAACCGCTATATACTGCGGTAACTGTACTGTTGCAAATTTATATATACCTAATGCAAATTTAGCTATATAACCAATTCCTAACCCTATTGCATATCCTAAATAATATGGTATCTGATTAAAAAATGTTATCATACTATTTATTGCGTTTGGCAATATTACTGTTACAAAATTCATAAAAGCTTCTGGTATTGTAACTGTAAAAAATTTAATAAAGTTGTCAACAATTCCTCCAACTAACTCAACAAAACTATTAAACGCTTCGGGAATTGTTTCTGTAAAAAATGCCACTACATTGTCTGCGAACCCTTGTATTGTTTCAACTGCCGAATCAATAAATTCTGGTAAAGTTTCTGTAAAAAATCCTCCGACTATTTCAAATGTACTATTTACTACTTCTGGTATTTGTTCAAAGATTTCAGATATTGTTTCAAAAAATGTTTGAAACACTTCCGCTATATCTTCCAGACCTAATGCACTCAATATGTTTGCTCCGAGTTCTCCGACTAACGACAATATATTGCTTGCCAATCCTGTTATCCCTGTCAACAATCCATTAAATATTGTTCCAATTCCTTTTGTAAACAAATCTACATCACCATTGATAATTCCAACGGCTGTTTGCACAATTCCCTTAATAATCGTCATGACAGATTCTATTACTGTCGCTACCCCTTTAAAGGCATTTGTAAATAAAGGTGCTATAATGTTGCAAAACCCTACCCATAACGACTTGAGAACATTAATTACTCCCGAAAAATCTACATTCAAATTTGATAATGTTTCTTTTATACTGTTTATCGACTCACCTATTTTTGCTTTGACTTCATCAAATACAGAAACTATTTTATTTCTAAATGTTTCGTTTGTTTTCCACAATGTAACAAAAGCCGCAACCAACACTCCAATAACTGCAACAACCGAAAGAATAGGAACTAACATCCCACTAAAACCTGCCATCAAACTAGCAACTACTCTTGGTATACCACCCATTTGTATCGCTAACCCTGCATATCCTGCTTTTACCATATCTACACTTGTTTTTATCGTCCCCATAATTGTTTTCAATCCTTTGAACGCATCCATTATTATAGAAACAACTTCAAACAATTTACCCATGATAAGCATAACTGGTCCGATAGCCGCCACAACTAATCCAATCTTAACAATCATATCTTGTTGTGCATCTGTCAAATTATTAAATTTAGTTACTAACACATTAATAGCATCCGATAACTTTCTGATATATGGTGCTAATCTTTTACCTATTACAATTCCTGCCCCTTCTAACGCTGATTGTAGCAATGTCAAAGAGCCTTTTAAATTATCCAACTGTGTTTCTGCTTGCTGTGCCGCTGAACCTGTTGCATCTTTCAACCCTGTTTTAAACTTATCTACTGTTTTTGTTGTTGCCGCTGTCATTTTGTTAAAAGCGTTCATGCCATATGTTGTAAATATTTGATTCTTTGTTGCGTTTGCTTCTTCATCAGACATGCCTGCAAATGCTTTTGACAACTCGTCTACAACATCATTAAAATCTCTAGCTTTTCCCGAACCATCATATGCGGATATTCCCAATTCATCTAATGCCTTTTTTGCCCTTGATGTTGGAGTATAAATGTCTGCCATTGCTCTGGCTAACATCGTGGATGCTTCTCCACCTGTTATATTTTGTTCGGCTAATCTTAACAAACTTAGCGTTGTGCTGTCAACACTTTGTTTATAATTATTTGCTGTAGCCGAAACACCAGATAAAGCTTCTCCTAATCCTCTAACATCAGTGTTAGCCAATGTTGCCCCTTTTGCCATTAAGTCTGCATACTTTTGGGCATTATCCATCGAATCTCCGAAACCTTTTACTGATGCTGTCACATATGTTGCCGCACTATCAAGACTCATTGCTCCTGCCGATGCCAAACTCAAAACTGTTGGTATTGCCTTAATAGACTCGTCTGCCGACAAACCTGCTTGTGCTAATATGTTTAATCCTTCTGCGGCTTCACTAGCTGTATACTTTGTTGTAGCACCCATATTTAAAGCCGTCTTTTGTAAATTCTCAAAATCTTTATTTCCATTTTTGATTTGTTTAGTCGTGATTCCCATTGTTGCCGCGACCTGTGACATAGCACTCTCAAATTTAGTTGCTACACCAACTGAAGCCGCCCCAACACCAACAAGAGGGAGAGTCAAACCTTTTGTTAACCCTCCCCCTACTGTGGAAAATGCACTGCTCAAACCTTTTAACTTTTGTTCCGTTGTTGCTCCGCTTGCTTGAAACACCCTTAAATCACTAATTGCAGACCTAAATCCACTCTTAAATTTACTTGTATCAAGTTCAAGAAAAGCAACCGCTGAACCCATGTTCAAAGCCATGCTTTATTCCTCCTATATGTCTTTGTAAAAATCAGAAAAGTTTGTATAGCTTTTCTCTTTTTCTTTTCCATTGTCTAATGTTATCCAGTGCGGAGTCTCTTTGTTTTTAATCCGCATTAAAACATTAATACAAGCTTCGTTAAAACAATATGCTGTGTATTCGTCTTTGATAGACATTACCTCACTTGGCAAACAACCAAATTCTTTTGCAATCGCAATTACATTTTCAACGCTTCTAGTCTTCACGAAAATTTTCTAAATTCTTTACCCCTGTCTGTGTGTAATTAAAAATAAACAACATTTGTTCGTCCGTCAACTGGATACCTGCTTTTTTGATTTCCTTATATGTCGGTTGAACAAACACCTCTCCTGCTATCGTGTCAATAACAGAAAAGATTTCCTTTAACATATTATCATCAGAAGCGTTTGCCGCTGTACCATCATTTATAAATAATTCATTTGTTTTAACTAATAATTCATTCGGGATTTTCCCATTTTTAGCCATTGCCAAAAGTGATGGTCTTTTAAGTCTTGCAACAAACGGCTGTGTCGGTGCAAACGGTGGTAAGACAACTACTTCACCTTGTGCATATTGTTTTAATTCTTCAATACTTGTTATCGCTAACTGTTCTCTATTTACTTCTACTGCCATTCTCTTTTACTCCTTTAGTCTAATCTTGAAACTTCTGTTGATTTTCTCCCACTCATAACGGTAGGAGAATTCTGTTTAGTATCTTCTTCATTAGCTACCGCTGTAAATCCTGTTGGTAATTCATCCACATAACTAATCTTATATGGCGGCTGACCTTTCTTTGGTGCTGAATTGATTGTATATTCTGGCAATCTGAATACATCATCCTCTGAGTTTAAAACAACTGGCGTTCCTTGACAATTTGGATAAGTGATTAATTCATACTTAACAATTTGTCCAGAACTGTCATAAACTGCGGAATAACAATCTAAATCAAACACCTCTCCCTTATCTGTACTACCTGCGGCTGGCGGCTCATATGTTGGGTATCCATCTGAACTTTCTCCAACTGTTCCACCTTGAAAAATCTTAACAACATCTGGAATAAACACATTATCTGTTAACGTAATTGTGTGCCCTGTGATTGTTGTTGTTGACGGTTTTTGTGCAATCAATTTTCCCAACTTAACTAATTTTATTGCATCGCTTTCCTCTGTTTGCGCTTCAACTGCAATCTTATTAGCTGTATCGACTGCAATTTCAACTGCTGTTGTTCTAACGACAACAAGCGATACGTCTATTGTTGGGATTCCATTTGCGGCTTTCTTTGTTGCCATACTTTACCCTCCTTACAAATTCCAATTCTCAATCTTTCTTGTGCCATAATATTGGAAACTAATCATATGCCCTTTGACACTATCATCATAATAACTTGGTGTTTCATTTCCTGCATACATGACTAACGGAAAAACACTCTTCATTGTTCTTTTTATTTCCAAAACAAAACTTTCCAATTCTGAATAACTCTGCTCTGGAACATAACACATAATTGTGTAAATTGGTCTTTCAGACGAAACTGTTAATGGCTGATATGCTCCATCATGTTTTATAACAACATATTTTGATATGCACTCTCCTTTGTGTTGTGATGGAAAATACACATCAAAATTATTTTGTTTTAATAAATCATAAATTTGTTTTGATACTTCTTTCGCCATCTTCTACCTCAAATGTCCTAACAGCCTTGTAAATCCATTTAAAATTTCTGGACTTACGTTCTGCACTGTTTCTTGTAAAATTGCATATCTACGTTCGTGTGCTAACTCTAACCACTTACCATAATCAACACCATGGCTGATATAAATTCTCGTTTTGTCGCTCCCTGTTTCAACGAAACCTGTTAATCTTTGCACTGCATGACCTGTTCTATTTGTCCACCTTTTATGTGTCTTTGCATAATTTTGAAACTTTTTTGCTCCCTCTGTTGCAAACATTTTTATGGCAATCTGCGATTTTGTTTGTGCTTGTGCCAAATTGTTTAACAACTCGTCTGCTTTAATTCTTACCATTAACAACCAACTCCAATGATATGTCGCATACAATGTTATATAACTGTATGTTATTTTTCTCAACAACCTTATATCTATTTGAACCAATCTCTAAAATATGTCCATTTTGTATAGGTTCTGAATCCTCATACTTTAATAATAACAATGGCTGACCTTTTGAATGTGTTTTTGTTCCATCTGAAATGTTTTCTGTTATGTATCCCTTTGATGTGTGAAAAATTCCTCTTACATCAACGATACTCTTTTGTTCTCCTGTTGGCTTTCCATATTCATCACAAACTAATTCATTTATATGATATGTTTCTCCATGCATCTGTATTTCTCTTGCAATCTTGTATAGTTCAAATTTCAAATTTCTCATAACAATGTACCCGTATTTGGTGTTACATACTTCTGTGCTAACATTTTAAAATAAGATGAAGAATCTTTTGTCGAAACTCCACTAACATCTAACCCTGTTGTTTCTGCCTTTAAAATTAAACACTCATAACTTGCCTTTCTTACATCCCCATTGTTTTTCTCTAGATAATAAACTAATTCTTCATCAGAAAAGTAAGGGATTATATTTTCCCTTACATTCATTTTTAACTCTTTCAGTGCATCCATAAACACACAACCTTTTTTTTACATTTTTGATTCTTTGACTGCTCTCTGAATAATTCTTCTTGCTTCTGCTACATTTTTAGCACTCTTTGTATTTATATTATGAACCTTTGCAAATCTCATAAGTTGCTCTTTGTTCATTTCGCTGATTGGAATAGACTCAATATCTTCTGAATCTTCATTAATAATATCCTGCTCAACAACCTCATGCTCTGGTTCTTCCACTTCTTCTGTCTTCATACTACCGCCAACAATCATATAACCTAATTTTTTGTATTTGTTTTCATATTGTTTCATAGAAACCTTTAACATATTAGATTTTGTTGGTTTTCTAATTGTTACAAACATTTTTTACTCCCCCTTCCTAAACTTGGTCAACGGAGTAAATAAACACTTGGTCAGCTGTTGGAAAATCTGGTAAACAAATCTGTGTAACTTTTGTTTCCACGTTTACTGGGTCTTCTTTCGCCATTGTTGTAACCGCAACTCCTGTGTCAGTAATTTTAACATTGGAAGCCGCTAAAGACATAAGGTCTGATTCCTCTGGTGTTGTTCCGAACCATGTCTGTCCTAAATTTCCACTTGGGAATAAAACAAAAACATCATCGTCAACATATCTCTGTACAGCTCCTTCTTCATCAACATATTTCTTATCATTAATTGCGATTTCAATATTTAATTCATCAAGAATAAACTGCTTGATTTTCGCATCTGATAAAAAGCCTTCTCCATCTGTAAGAACAAAAATTGATTTCTTAATTTCTGTATTCTTTCTGAAATATCCCATAACGGTTGACGAAGTAACTGCTCTTGTTACCTCAACCCCTGTATCCTCCAGAATCTTATCCTTTGCTGTTCTAATATCAGTAAGAATTGAAGCCGAAGGGTCACTCCAAACTTTTGTTACATTACTCTTGTGGTCTTCTGGCATCCCATAATCATACTCATAAACCTGTCCATTACCTTCCATAGCAATAGCACCTGTTGTAAGAGCCATCATTCTCATACGCTCTCTCTGTGCCGCCGCACCTTTTAACAGTTCCATTTCATCATCAAAAATCATGTTAACAATAGAATCAATAATACTCTGATTTCCCGTCTCAATAACTTTGTTTAACTCCTGTCTCATTTCTTCATCGACATATTTTGATTCTTTGAAGAATGGCATTTCTGCGGATAATTTCTCAAATCCGATTCTTGGTCTTGGAATTGCAGATGCATCAAAAGCACTTGGTTTTAAAACAATCGGTAAACCTTTTGCACCTTTTAACCACTGTAATTTTAATCCTAACTTTTTATTGTTTGGGAATAACTCCTGCCCCATGTAGGGTTCTAAATGCTGTTGTAATAACTCCCAATAGGCGACAATCTCGCCACTGATAATTAAATCAAAAATTGACATCTTATTTCCTCCTAACAAGCGATGAATTTAATCATCGGTAATGCTTCTTTTACCTGTGCTGTAATCTTTGCTTTTGTTGTTGTATCAATACGATTTGTATTAACAAATCCAAAAATTAAAAGTGTTCCATTTGCATCCCCTGTTGTTACATCCACATCATGCAGAAGAACTCCTACTGCATCAGACTTTTCAGTAGAAGAACCTGCCTTTGCCGCTGTAAACGCTGTTGTTCTATTATCAAGGTCACCAGTTAATGGTGTGCCTGCCTTAACAATCTTTCTTCCTAAACTGTCGGCTGTTGCAACCGAATCGTCAACAACAACTCCAACTGACTCTTGTAATTCTACATTTTTAAGAATTTGCGTAATGTTTCCATATTTTTCTGTTTTAATTCCTGTTTGATTAAACATTTTGTTTACCCTCCTAACTATGTGAAAAATAACTGCTTTTTGTTATTTGCTTTCTTTCAAACAATCTTTGTGCAAGACTACCCACCGTTCCTTCTTCTTTTTCTTCTTTCTGCTTTTTCTCCTGCATCTTGGAATTTGTTCTTGTCACTGTTCTTCTCTTTTTATCTTCTTTATTTTCTTCCTCTGAAACAAAATAAACAGAGCCACTTTTACTCTTTTTAATTTCCTCGATAATATCAAGAATCTTTTTATCCTCTGTTGCTTTTGATTTAGCAACAATTACTAAATCATCAACTAAATCTGGTTTTGCTCCTAATGTAATAGCGGCAAGCTTCGCTTCTGCAATGTCAGCACGTTCCTTTTCCTCAACAAGTCTCTTTGTAAGACTTTTATTAGAATCATTCGCTTTTTCTAAATCTGTCTTTTTGTTTTCCTGCTCCTGCTTATACTGACTTACTATTGTTTGTAAATCTTCCTTGCTGTCTACACCTAAAGCGGCTAAGATTTCATTCACACCCTGTTTTTTTGTTTTTTCAACATTAATTTTATTTGTTTCGGTTTTGTTTTCTTTCTGCTCTGTATTCACTTCTGTTTTGTTTTCTTCTGTGTTTGTCTCTTCAATGTTTGGATTTGTTTTATTTTCTTCCATCATCATTCTCCTTTTTTATATTTGCTTTTATTTTTGCTTCCTCTTGTTTCAACATTTCCACAAGAAAAGCTCGTTCTCTTTCTTTTTTCATCCTTACACTTTCATCGGGATTATGATTCAGTGTTTCCAAGACTGTTTTAATTCTCAGTCTCAAATTCTTTGTTTTATTATTGTCATATGTTACGGTGTATTCTCTTCCACATTTTGGACACCTAAAATAAGCTATCTCATATTCCCCTATCTTTTTGTTTTTGAGTTTAATTTTAAACTCTTTCTTACACCCATCACATATTACTCTCATATTATATCACCTCTTTAATTTTCTGTCAATACTTTTTCTGCTTCTTTTTTATATTTTTCTAATAATTTTTCTCTCTTTTTATCCAATGATTCTGTCAATCGAATTCTTTTAGAATTTAATTTCTTTCCTACCTTACCGCCCTTTCTTTTTGTTTCTACTGCCTGCATAATTGTTCTTGATAATGATTCTTTTATTTTTAATGTTTCTTCATTATCAACCTGTACGACTACGATTGATTTACATTCTAAACAAACAAAATATATTATATTTAAAACAATCCTTTCTCCCTGTCTATAAACAACTACTTTCTTCTGTTTTAGATTTCCTTTTCCAACTACGTTATTATGTTTGCACTTATCACACATTACATTTGTATTCATTTTTTATTCTCCCATAAAATCTAACGCATATTTATCTATGTCTGGATATGTTCCTGTAGGTGAATTATACCATTTACCTATTTTGTCAGCTATTGTACTCATATCATCTGGTATATATGCTTCAAACGTACACATACCATTCGGATGGTCTAATGGCAATTCGTCTTTCTGAAATAGCCTTCCATCACGACTTAAACACAACTGACAAGTTCTACCATGTTGCCCCGAACTATGCCATATATACCCTTTTACAAATGGGTCATTTTTATTTACGCTTTCAAAACTTTGTTGGTATGCATGACTTATCATTGTTCTAGCCAACCTTTGTGCATTGTAATCTACATTTCCAAAATAAAATGTTTTCTGTCTTCCTTCTGGTATCCTGTTTCCATCTTTATCTAAGACAAATTTACCCTTGTTATCTCTTTTATATTGTTGAAACTTAATTACCTTGCTTTTCTTTGCCTGCTGTGGGTTAACATACTGCTCTAAATCTCTAGCAATCTCATAAGCACTTTTACCATACTTTGTGCCATTCGCTATGATTCTCTCAAGCTTTGTATTAAAATCTCTTGTATGTCCCCATATGGCTTTAGATAACGTCCAATCCCCTTTATATACATCTCCAGAAACTATTCTTTTTACAATCGTATCTGGAACATAATAAAAAGCTTGTTCTATATCTTTAAATCCACATTTACTCAAGAACTTTCTTGTGTCTTCTACCACCACCCTTGATGTATCTCTAACACTGTTTTTTATTCCTGTTTTCAATTCCTTATCAATTTGTTTTATCTGTTGTTCTATCTCTCGCTTTAACATAATCAACTGGACTTTTTCCAATTTGCTATACTTGCCCATCTTCTTTAGTTTCTTAGACACATCCTTATACATATCTAAATAAAGTTGATATATTTGTTTTTCCTGTTTCTTTGTTAATGTTCTTCTAATTTCCTCAGCCGACTTTAAATCAAATTTTTGTCGTGCCATTTCACCACCTTTTGTTTCCCCTTTCTTGTAATTATATATTAACACAACTTTTATTATTTGTCAATAACTATTCTTCCAATTTCTGATTTATTTCTTCTTCTTCAACCTGTTTATTTACTTCAATGTTTGCTCCCTCTTCCTGTGTTCTATCATCCAAAACAGGATTTACAATCGCTCCATCGAACATACTCTTTTCATAGACTATCTGTAAAATTTCTTCATCAATTTGTTGGTCGGTTATTAAATCTTCATGCCTATGTTTTTTCAGATAAGATTTTACAGAACGTAAATTATTTTGCACCTCTTCCATGTCAGAAGACTTTTCTTCCAATTCATCATCCAATAATGCATACTTTTCATTGATTACAATATCATATTCAACATCATTTAATTGTGGAATCTCGTAAATTGTTTTTGTCATATCTTTGTTTAACAGAACAATTTCCAAAACAAATTTTATTATGTTTTCTATTGCAGGTTTCCATGTTTTAAATTTTTCATCACATCGAACCATCAAGGAATAGTATAACGCTTTAATTGATTTACCACTTGTAATTGTTCCCACTAATGTTTCCTCTGAAATATTTGGAATGTCAAGTTCATTGTACATTTCAGAATTAATTCTGTCAAGCGTGTTCTTTAATGCTTCTGTATGCCCCATATCGGGTGACAATGTTCCAATCATTGGAGTTGGTTCATCCAAATTCATATTATGTTCTAAATCCCAATAAGAGCCTGCGGAAGAACTAAGATTCTTCGTTGTCTCTCTACTCATGTCTACAGTATATCTAATCGGATTCATTCCCTTTCTAACACAATCTACATCTGCATTTGCCAACTTGCTGTAGGTTGATTCTCCTTCTGTCAACTGCCTAACCTCTGACATACCTCTTTTATTCATTAATGTTCCATCATTAATAATAATTGCCACAGGTATTTGTTTTAAATCTGTTTTATGTTCCTCAATTAACCGCTCCGACAAAACCCCCGAACCTTTATAAATTGCGGAACTCATATAAACAACACCACTACGGACAGTATATTCATTCACTAAATATAATGAGCCTCCAACTGTTATATCCTGTTCAACACATTCAAACGAAACAAATTTGATTAACTTATTTGTTCCATACTGGTACTCATAGTAAAACTGCAAGCTGTTATAAAAATGGATTGCGATTCCATCATCTTCTGAATAGTCCACCAATGCGGCTACCCTTTTAGCAACAAAACAATCCTTTGCACTTTGTAACAAAAGATTAGAGAAGCCACTATTCTTTAATACCTCATTTACTACTGTTTGCAGATACTCAACATCCTGCAAGCTCTTATCATCTGTCAACCTTGCCTTTACTTTGATTTCTGGTTGTTGCGAAAACATAAATCTTGCTTCTTTATCAATTAATGTTTTTATCTTTTTAAACTTGTAATTTGATGGGATATAATCCCCTTTTGCCCCTTCTGGCTTAAAATCTGCTCCACACTGATAATCTAAAAAATATTGGATTAACTCGTAGACCTCATTTCTGTAGATATTCCCTCTATCACCTTTGATAAAATTCCCAAAAATAAAATACGGGAATGTTTTAGCGGCAATCAAGCAATCATTTGACTTTTGTTTTTCCAATCCTATTACATCAATGTTCATCTTTTACTACTCCTTTTATATCCATATACTACAATAGCACCCCAAAGGGTGCTAATTGCTATTTTTTATATTTCTTTGCTTTGTTTAATGTTGCTTTTCCAAATTTACCATTCACAGTCAATTTAAACATTTGCTGTGCTTTCTCTTCTGCCTTTGCTGTGTCTTCTCCATATTTACCGTCAATCTTCAAATCGGCATCTACTAACCAATTAAGTAATTCTTGTACTCTTTTAATCTGTGTTGGGTATTCTGTATATGTTTTATATCCATCGCCAATTTGGAAATATCCTCTCGGTGGCAATACAGGAAATACATCCTTGTAAGTGGTTGGTTCTACTGCCTTTAAGAATAATGCTCTTTCTGATTTCCTACGTCTTGTAAGACCCCTGTAGACTCTTCCACCTGCCTTATTATAAGATAACATTTTCTCTGCAATCTGCTTCTTTGTTCTTGTTCCTTTTGCTGTTAATGTATCAATATTTCCGATATTAAAACAAAACGAAACAAGTGCTTCAAACTCATTTTGATTCCAATGATAAATATTATCATATTTGTTAACTAAAGGCGAATATTTCTTTCTTAAAGATTCTAAAAGCCATTTGTTAGCGGTATTTTTTGTTATCCTCATACCTCTTTTGATTGCTCTACCTGTGATACCCTTATCAGAATTTGTGATGCCATATCCAATAGTCCATACTCCTACTTCATCCCTGTAGGCTTTTAACTGGCATCCTTCAAACTCTTTTACAATTTTCATTCCTTCGCCATTTGCTCTAAATGTTTTCATCATTAACACCTACTTCTGGAATACCTGCAATACTTGTTAAAACACTCACAACACCTGCTACAACACTAGCAGATACCACCATCTTCCAATCTACAGAACTAATTACCGTTCCTGCACCAATAACACCGACTGCTGTTTGTGCCATTGTTTTAATTGCTCTAACTCCTGTTGCCCTGCACCACTTAATTGTATTCACATCTGGTTTAAATACACAATTCTTAAACATTATGTTTATTCTCCTTTCCATTTTCTTGTCTACACATTTCAAAATCATGTTTTAATTCTACAATCTCCTTTCCATGCGTGTTTATTTCATCCCATTGTTTTTGTTGCGATTTACTAACATGTTTTTTATATTCTTCAAAATCTCTGTTTTGTTTCTCTAATTCTTCCGTAAGCTTTCCCATCTTAACTATTAACTCTGTCATTTGTTTTGTGTTTTCATTTAGTGGCTTATATAATGCTGTAAATAAACCAACTATTGCTGTCAATGCAACTACACCATATCCAATAACAAGACTGCTATCAATCATATAAGCACCTCTATTATATATAAAAATTTATAGACCTTATATACAAGAGAACTTATTATTATGTTTTGTCAAGCTTAATTACTCAACTTTCTTCCTTGTAATAGCACCATTATAACAAGTTCTCCCTACTTCTTGTTTTTCTACATTCTCAATTTGTTCTGGCTCTTTTATACAAGATAAATATACAGGTTTTCTATTTTCCATAATTGCAACGGCTAACTCTAATCCATTGTATAAACCTATCATATAATCATCATGTACACCTTTTAAACTCTGCTCCTGTACATTCTTCACTCTTTTTAACTCTCTTATCCTTTTTCCCTTTAACATCTACTATATCTCCCTTCATTAATGTTGTTATCTCTTATTTTATATTAAATATAACATTTTTTATTTCTGTTGTCAAATACTACTTTTTATAAATTAATTAAATTCCATTCTTGATTCTTCTTCCTTATTATTAACATTCATCAGCTCATTGTACTGTTCCTCTGCAATCCTACCAGTCGCAAAGAAAATATCAATCTTGTTCTTTAAATCGTCTGTCAGACCGTTTCTTTCTTTAAGTTTTAATAATGTTCTGTATAACATAATCATACCTCCAATTCTGTAAGTGCTACCGCATATTCGCTGTTAATATAGGCTTCTGCCGCCTGTGTGTCGATGTCCTGCGTTTTTGTGTCCATATCATAGATATAATCACGATTGTCGTTTAACTGCTGTTTTACATAATTCCATCCATTAGCCATGCTAATCGGGTAATTAAATACTGTATATCCATCAAGCTGTTCTGAATTGACGCTGATGTTTGTGGTCGGATAACATGTAACAAGTGATTTGAATGCGATGATTTCTTCTGTGGTGAGGTCAATTTCTTCGGGAATTGCCGAAAGACAATGCACAATGCATGGATTATCATTAAGATATTTTTTCCAATCATCAACAGTTGATTGATGCAAAGTATCTTTTATAACCACACCATCGCCGTTTATTCTTATAAAATCAAGTTATCATTACCGCCAATAGTTGTTGACACTTTATATTTGTTGCAAAGAAGATATGTCATGTGTTTATGATTATTGTTATCAACGTAACTAAAGTTTGGTATGTCTGCAACCATATATGAGGATTCACTACGCCATTTTTCAGTTCCATCGAAAACTTTTTCTTTGCACATCCTCGTCAACTTCCCTCGTTCCACATCCACATAATCTGCAACATACTGCTGACCATCAATTGTGACGTTACCACCTGAACTTACTGGAATGGCGTTGAGAGTATGGGAGAGCTGGGCGGATTGCTCGGTGTATGGCTCGTAAGGGGTGGCTTCCGAACCTTTTTCGATTTGAATTGTATCGTATATACCAGACGGAGCTGACACTCTAATATATTCTACACCTGCTACACCAAATGTATTTATGCTATATTTGTTTCCGTCTGAAGGAATGATATTTTTTATCCACTTTTTTCTAGCATCATAAAGTCCAATTCTATATGCATAACTGGTTATCATTGCCGAACTAAAATTGCGTGCTATAACAGTAATATCTTTTCCGCTTGTTTTTATAAAATCTGTTACGGCGCTATTTTTTTTTGAAGCTGCTGATATTGAACCGTCAATGCTACTTATATATCCTCCTAGTATTGGATTCCACAGGTTCTTCCCACAAATCTTAATAGTAGGATTTACCACGCTTTTAATCTCAACTGGATTTTCGACTGATGGTGTTCCATCCTGTGATGATTTGCCATACAGCATCATATCTTGAATCTTGCCATTGTCGGAATCAGTAATATGGGTTTCACCTTGATTTGATGCATAGAATTTTGTAATTTTGTTTCCTAATTCTTCCTCATTTTTATAAATCTTTTCTTTCTCTTCTTTTGTTATGCCTCCTAAATCATCACCTTCTGGTTGTGGTGGTATTACTTTTACATAAATTTCTTCTTTTGTTTCAATATCCACAGCAACAAAATATTCTGCCTTTCCTTCTTTCATGCTCAAAACCTTCCTATCTTAATAATCTTTTTTTTGAATCATACTCTATTTTTTTTATAGGATTTCTTTCAAGATATGACTCAACCGCTATATCTATTTTTTCTTGCGTTACGCCTTGTGCTTTAACTTTTCTCAATAAAGCACCATATATTTGTAATAACATTGCTTGCATTTAATTCTCCTTCCTACAAAGGATACCATTGACCTTCTTCATTTTTTACTTTATTATAAACATATAAACAATTTTCGGTATCCAATGCATCTAAAACAAAACAACTACTACCACTTAGGATTTCCTGCTTTGGTAAATTAATTACATCTTTCTTTAAACACTGTAAATAAACTCTATTACCTTCTCTACCAACAACTTGTATACTTCCTTTCTCAATTTTACCAATGTCCATTTTATTTCTCCTTTTTATCATTCCACTATAACATACCCTATTCTCTTGCGTTCCCCTTCCAATATCATACATATATATGTCTTTTTTTTGAATCAAATTTTAATTCTAATGTTATTTTTTCTAATGTTTCCATTCTTTGCAACAACTGTGTTATCACATCTGCATATTGTTCTGTTATCTCTTCTCCATCCGATAATGTAAATCTAACAAGACCAACACTAGGAACTGTATTCCACCTTGTTTTCAATTCCCCTGTTTCTGTATCTGTATATACGGCTACAACCTTAAAGGCAATAAAACCTTGTTCTTCTAATACATTACCCGATAACAACCAAGAAAACTCTATATAGTCTCCTGTTTCATCAACCTTTGCATCCTCACACCAATACTTGCCAACTTCACCCATTACTGTTGTAACATTCTCATTTGCTTTTTGATATACCACATAAATTTTATGTTTTGATAAATCAATATTATTTCCAACAATCTTTGGACATTTAAAATATTTTTTCTCAACATCCTTATCAAAATTTACACCAAACAATCTTTCACTCTCTGGCACTTCAATAACTCTTGTTTCGGGATTAATCATAAACACATCATTTATAGGTGTTATTAATCCATCATCTAACTGCTCTATGCCGTCCTCTGATTGTCTCATTGCTTCTTCTAAACTAGGCACTTAGTATCCTCCTTTCATATTTATTGTTATTTTGTTTGTGCTATAATTCTCCCCATTTTCTTTTGTTATAACAGATAACTCAATACTATCACAAATATTAAATTTATCTGGTATCCTACATCTTTTATTTACCAATGGAATATAGTCCTCCATTGTTAAACTATCCACTTTTAAAACATGAGGAAGATTTCTAACGGTACTCACAAATGTTACCTCCACTTCTTTATCCCCTTCTCTTGTTTCACTTATCTTTGATAACCTGTTATTTTTATCTACAAACAAAACCATTTTGTTTCACCTCCTAACCTGCTCTACTATTTGTTTTTTGTTCTTTTATATCTGCTACTGTATAATTATCTAATGCATACCACAAGGCACTAAACGTGTGTGGGTCAATATTAAATTGGTCGTATATTGGTTCATCCTTTGTATCCTTTGCATAAACTAAATCTTTTAACTCTATGATTGTGTTTACACAACGAGGTGAACAAACAATCTTTTTAAACCTCTTTATTTTCTTTGTATTCTGCAATCTACTGCCAATATATTTTTTGCACTTCTTAACATAAAAACCCTCTTGTCTGTAATACTTAATTGTTTTAGGTTCTGCACTATCACATATAATTGGTTTATCTAATGTGATAGACCTCTCTTTTACCTTTTGTACATCATCCCTCTTAGAAAACTTATCATCAGTTATGTTATTCATATACACTTCATCATAAATATATAAAATCTTTTCTACATCATCAACACAACAAGAAATAAGTGCATTAAATGATGTTTCAAAACCAAAATCAAAACCAAAGAAATGAAACTTTGACGGAATCCTATGTACAACTGCCTTAAATTCTTTTGCATTTGTAGCAACTGTAAAATTCGGTAACACTTTTATTCCATTTGCTCCAAACTTACCAAATCTGGCTACTTGGTACAATGATTCGTCAATATACTTTAATTCCTCAAGATTATCTATATATGATTGCGGCAAGAATGGGTTATCATCAACTGTACTATGATGATAATAAACACCATTCTTTTTGTTTACTAATGTTTTCCGTCTATATAACTCTTCTTCATCCTGTACAGTTTTCTTAATAATCTTGTCTTCCTTCTTTTCTGTATGTGTAAAAAATAAATCATACACCCAATTTTCTCTACCTACAGGGTTACACGTTAATATAAAATGCAATGTCATATTAGGCTGTCTAACACGTCCTAATATCTCTGTATAGGCTTTGTAATTTAATTCAGAACATTCTTCCATCCACACGATAGAAACCCCATGTATGGACTTTATCTTCTCTGTATTGTCCATACCTCTAAATATAATTCTGCTACCATTTGGAAAACGTACCTCCATTGGAGACTTAACGAACACTATTTTGTTTCTGTCTTTGTCTTTAAATGATAACAAATCCATATCACTAACAATTTGTTTTAATATTTCAAAACAAGAATCCTTTATCGTTGTAAATACATTTCTTACAACCAAACAGGTACGCTTTTCTTGCAATAATTTTAACACTATCTTCTGTGCTGTTGCTTGACTTTTACCACTGCCATAACCGCCAATTACTAAATACTTCTCATAATAT